GAGGCAGTCAGACTGACGGCGGAGTTGGCGGCGGGGGACTGCTCGGCGGTGGGCGTGGCTGCGTACGTGATGGTGACGCCAGAGGCGGCAGATGGCGTTGGCCACAGCTTGTCTGCCTGTGCCGCCTCTGAGGGGAAGACCCGCCGGATCTGCTGTGAGTGCTTGAAGGACGGGCTAGCCCCTTGGGTCTCCCACTTCCCCACCTGTGGTCTGCCGGCTCCCACCTTCTCGGCAAACCGCTCCTGCGTGAGTCCGGTCAACTCGCGAACGACACGAGCCCACGTCTTCGGCTTGTCCGTTTTCTTCGGCACGGTTCTCACTGTACCTTTCCGTGAACAAGCGCTGAATAGTCGGAACGGAACAACGAACTTGACCGGCTGTGCCGTTTTCGGTACAACGCTTTCATGTCGACCCTCCACGAAGTCCTGCGGGCCCGCCTTCGGCTCTCCGACGCGGAGTTCGCGGCGCTCTGTAGCTGTGCTCGCACACAGATCCACGGGTACCGGACGGGCGGACGCTATCCGGGCAGCAAGACCGCCGCCGCGATCCTCTCCGCCCTGAAGCGGCTCGGCGTCGAGATGACTCTCGAGGAGTTGCTGAGCAAGCCTCCCCGCCCCCGCCGTTCCCGCCGCGCCGCGTAGCTGCTGCTCCATGACCGGAGGGTGCATGGACCAGGCACGAAACGGCGAGCAACCAAATGAGCACGCTCTGTGGACCGCCGATGTCGGCGAGCTCTACGACGCCGTGAGGCGGGCGGCTGACGAAGTCGGCCACAAGGAGCTGCTCTACCGGCTCCACACGATGGACCGGACCACGCTCGCGAACCGGCTCTCTGGCAACAACGGCCGGGAGCCGACGCTCGCCATGGCGCTCGCGCTCGCGCGGATGCAGCCCTCCGAGCGGATGGTCCAGACCTTCTGCCGGCTGGCTGAGTTCACGCCTCCCAAGCGACTCGCGAGCGAGACATCCGGCGAGCGGTTCTCGCGGCTCGTCGAGGCCGTGAGGGCGCGCCACGGGCAGTCCGGCGAGGAGACGCTGCGGGTGGTGCTGGGGAGGCAGGCGACATGAAGATCGGCAACTACGAGACGCACCCGGCGGCGGACGAGGTGCCGATGCTCACGGCGACCGAGCTGGCCGGCCTCACGGAGGACATCAAGGCGAACGGCCTGCGGGTGGCCATCGTACTCTTTGAGGGTCGGATCCTCGATGGGCGCAACCGTCTCCTCGCGTGCCTCGCCGCTGGCGTCGCGCCGCGATTCGAGCAGCACGACGGCTCAGATCCGTACCTCTTCGTCCTCTCTCTGAACCTCAAGCGCCGCCAGATGGAGGACGCGATCCTCCGGGTGCTCGTGTCGAAGAAGCTGATCGAGGGCTCGGACGCCTATGTCGCAGCGCAGGCTAAGGCGAAGGAGGAGGCGAATCGGGCGAGGGGGGAGAAGGCGAAGGGCAACCAGAACGCGGCGAAGAAGGCTCCGGCAGCCGCCGCCGCGAAGAACAGTCCCGCCTCACGTGAGGCGGCACCGTCTCCTCGTCCTGCGCCAGCTTCTCCCGCCCGCGACCACGCCGCCGAGGCCGCCCGCAAGGCCGCCACCCGCCTCGCCGCCGCCGCCGGGACCTCGCGTGCGACGGTAGAGCGGGCGATGGAGCTGGAGCGCAAGGCGCCCGACCTGGTCGAGAGGATGAAGTCGGAGGCGAAGGCCGGAGAGCCCCAGCGCCTCACCGGCAACAAGGCCCTCGCCCAGATCAAGACAGCCGAGACCCAGGCCAAGGTCGCCGCCCAGGCCGCCCAGGCTCCGGAGCGGGCCACCATCCGGCAGCAGGACGCGATCTCTTTCTTGAAGGCTCTGCCCGGTGCCGGCGCAGACCTGCTGCTCACCGACCCGCCCTACTCCACCGACGTGGAGGACATCGCCACGTTCGCTGTGGAGTGGGCGCCGCTGGCTATCTCTCGGCTGAAGGCCACCGGCCGCGCGTTCATCTGCATCGGCGCCTATCCGCGCGAGTTGCACGCCTACCTGTCGGCACTCGCGAGCCCGCCGGGTGGATTCACGTTGGCCCAGGTGTTGGTCTGGACCTACCGCAACACGATCGGGCCGAGCCCGACGCTCGACTACAAGCTCAACTGGCAGGCGATCCTCTACCTGCGCGGACCCAAGGCCCCAGCCCTCGACTCCCCGCTGATGGTCGAGCAGTTCTCGGTACAGGACATCAACGCTCCAGACGGTCGGCAGGGAGACCGCTACCACGCCTGGCAGAAGCCCGACGCCCTCGCCGAACGGTTCGTGCGCCACGCGAGCAAGGCCGGCGACCTCGTGATCGACCCCTTCGCCGGGACTGGGACGTTTCTCCTCGCGGCGGCTCGCCTTGGCCGCCGGGCCATCGGCTCCGACATCGGCGGCGACGCCTTCGAGGCATCGGCCGGACGGGGGTGCCTCCATGCGGCATGAGGTGGCCACCGACCTGAGCGAGAGCGCTCGGCTTTTTGAGTCCATCGTCTGGCCCGCGATCGCGCCTCTCGTTCGCGGCGGAGAGATGCAGGCCGTCGAGTCGACTGCCGACGCGGGCATCGCTCGCGACCTCGACGTGCTCGCTGGTATCGACGCCTGGCAGTTGCTCCGATCTGACCGCTGCATGCGTGGGATCGCGAGCCGCGTCCAGTGGACCGATGGGAAGTGCTGGCGCACCTTCACCATCCGCTACAGCCGGATGACCGGCGCCACGACCGAGTGGGAGAAGCGCTGGGCGGCGATCCGGGATGGCTTCCTCTACCCCGCGCTGACGATCCACTCCTACCTGAGCAGCGACAAGTCGCGCCTGCTGGCAGCCGGCGTGGTCCGCACCCGCGAGCTGTTCGAGTTCGTCGAGGCTCGGCGCCGAGATGACGCTTGGCTCCAGGCTCACCTCCGCAGGGTTTACGACGGCAACCGGCTCCTCTGGGTGAGCTGGGACGAACTCGCCGCTGCAGGCGTCGAACTACGAGTCGCCACAGAAGCGGTCCGGGAGGCGGCATGACCTGGGATCTGAAGCTCCTCGTCGAGGATGCGGTCGCAGACTGGAAACGCTCGCGCGGCGACGACACCGGGGGCATCAAGTTCCAGACGACCCTGGTCATCCGCGACAGGACGGTCGGCTCACGTCGCAGCATGGCCGAGTTCGACGTCGAGGAAGTCGTGATGTCCGGCGCCGACCTGGATCGCTCGCTCGAGTTCCTCACCCAGAGCCAGGGGACCACGAAGTCGATCGACGTGCTCTGCTCCGATACCCGCGAACTGTGGCGGGTCCTTCTCGCCGATGTCCTCCGCCTGAAGCGCAAGCGCCGCGGCGGCAAGGTCGCGATCCCCTGGTCCGCCTTCAAGCTCGTCGCGACCGTCGGCCTCGCCGTCCGGGAGGCTGCGTGACATCCCTCGACTCCTTCGCCCTCCTCGCAATCGTCGTCGCGGCGCTCGCCGTCGCCGCCGCCCTCATCGACGAGGACCAGCCATGATCTTGCACCTCTTCCACTGGTACGTGCTCCGCGTCTTCGACGTCTCCTGTCCGCACTGCTGGGATCCGAAACGCTGGGGGCGGGCGTGAGCCGCCTGCTCGCAGGACTCCGGCGCCGGCTGGGAGGCCGCGCGTGAGCCCCTCCCTCATCGAGTTCGCCCAGTTCCTGCCCGTGCTCGCGCTCGGCCTCTCGGTGGGCTGGGCCGCCCGCGGCTGGCTCGAGCGGCGAGCGCGCGGCGAGCGGGTCGTCGGCGACGTCCGGGAGCTCTGGCCGTGATCACCTGCCCGCTCTGCGGCGCCGACTACTTCTCCGGCCCGCACTCCGAGTGCCGGCGCGCCCCGCCCTCCGAGTCCGCGACCCGGCGCGCGCTCCTGGGCGAGGTCGCCGACATCGCCGAACGCCAGGCTCGCGCGGCGCCGCCGGACGTCGCGGCCGCGCTGCGCGCCTTCGCCGAGCAGATCTCGAGGCTCGCGTGCTGACCGAGCCCCTGTTCACCCAGCCGCTCGACGGCGAAGTGGGGCGGCGCGAGCGCGGTGCCTTCTACACCCCAGCTCCGCTCGCAACCGGCATCTGCTGCACCCTCAACCTCCTCGGTCTGCGGCCTCGGCGGATCCTCGAGCCGGGCTGCGGAGGAGGAGCCTTCCTCAGCGCGGCTCAGGTGACCTGGCCCGGTGCCTCGCTCCTCGGCGTCGACCTCCTCCCGGCCTGCACCGGGCCTGGAGAGGTGCGAGCGGTCGACTTGTTCGACGTGACCGGCGAGTTCGACGCGGTGATCGGGAATCCCGACTTCGCCATCGCGGAGCGCGTCGTCCGGCACTCGCTCGCCCTGACCCGGCCTGGCGGTCACGTCGCGCTCCTGCTCCGGTCGTCGTTCCTCTCCTCGGCCTCGCGGGTCGCTCTCTACGAAGAGCACCCGCTCTGGGCGCTCCAGCCGATCGCGCAGCGGCCGAGCTTCATTGGCGGCGGCAGCGACTCGGCGGATTACGCCCTCTTCGTCTGGCGCCGCGGGTTCGCCGGCCTCGGGCAACTCCTCCCTCCTCTGAGGTGGAAATGATCTCGCTCGGTGCCCGCCTCCTGCGGCTCTTCGAGGACCCTCTCGCTGTAGACCTGATCGAGCACGGGGCGGTCCGGGCCTGGTTCGTCGCCGACTACCTCGCTCGCGACTCGCGCCCCTCGGACCCCTGGTTCGGAGTGCGCGGCTACGCCGCACGGCAGCCCGCCAAGTGCCAGCCGGGGCACACCCGCAGACGGATGCCCAGTGGGCGGACCTACTGCGTGCAGTGCCAACGAGAGCGGGACCAGCGGCGCAGTCGGGATCTCGCGGCGGATGCGGCACGGATGCGGGCGCGGCGAGCGCGGGGTGCTGCATGAGCGACACCGGCTTCCCCTTCCCCGCCATCCGGCGCGCCAAGGACGGCGTCTACACGGCCACATTCGTCGGCAGGCAGCGCGAGCCATCGCGCCCCGATGAGACCGGAGCGCTTGTGGTCGTCGACCAGGTGTTCGGCGGTCGCGTGCTCATCATTCCCATCCGCGGCGTGCCCGAGTTCGCGGAAGTCCGGAGCTTGCCCCGATGAGCCCCCGCATCGCCAACGAGCCCCGCTGGTGGCGTCGCCGCTATGCCTCCTTTGATACGGAGACAACCGGCGTCGATGTCCGCTCCGACCGCATCGTCTCGGCGGCGGTCGTCCTCGTTTCCGGGGGCGAGCCCACGGTGCGCCACACGTGGCTCCTCGACCCCGGCGTCGAGATCCCAGCGGCCGCGAGCGCGGTGCACGGGATCACGACGGCCCGCGCCCGCGCGGAGGGCCGCAAACCAGCCGAGGTGATCCCGGAGATCATCCGCCGCATCGCCGACGTCTGGGCGACAGGCGCCCCGATCGTCGCCTTCAACGCGCCATTCGACCTGACGATCCTTCGCTGCGAGGCAGAGCGCCACGGCGCGCTCTTCCTGCCGATCGGTCCCGTCGTCGACCCGCTCGTCATCGACCGGAAGATCGATCCCTACCGGAAGGGCCGGCGGAACCTCGGCGCCGCCTGTGAGCACCACGGCGTCAAGCTCGACGGAGCCCACGACGCCGCCTTCGACGCGCTCGCCGCCGCCCGGATCGCCTGGGTGCTCTGCGAGCGCAACGAGCAGATCGGCCGGCTCTCGCCCGACGAACTGCACCGGATGCAGGCCGGCTGGCGCGGCGAACAGACCGAGTCGCTCGAGCTCTTCCTGCGCCGCAAGGACGAGAAGGCCACCGTCTCGCGGGGCTGGCCCATGCAGGAAGGAGCGGCTCGATGAGCCAGACACCGCGGGCCTATCAGACGGAGGCGCTCGACCGGCTGCGCGCAGGCATCCGCTGCGGCGTGAAGCGGCAGCTCCTCGTCGCGCCAACCGGCTCCGGAAAAACCTCTGTGGCCGGATGGATGATCGAGGGAGCGCGCGCGAAGGGCGGCGCGGTCCTGTTCCTGGCCCACCGTCGCGAGCTCATTGACCAGTGCAGCGCGCGCCTCGACTCGATCGGCATCGACCATGGAGTCATCGCCGCTGGGCACCCGAGAGCCATGCCCGGACTGCCCGTGCAGGTCGCCTCGGTGCAGACTCTCGTTAGGCGTGAGAAGCCCCGCGCGACGCTCGTCATCGTCGATGAGGCGCACCACGCCCGCGCCAATACTTACGAGCGAATCCTCGGGGAATACCCGCAGGTACCGGTGATCGGACTTTCTGCAACTCCATGGCGGGGCGATGGCCGGGGCCTCGGCGAGCTCTTCCAGGAGGTGGTCGTCGCCGCGCGCCCGCGCGAGCTGATCGAGCAGGGCCACCTCGTCGGCTACACCGGGTTCGCCTACGACACGCCGGAGCTGGCCCAGGTCCGCAAGACCGGCGCCGACTACAACGAGCAGGCGCTCGCTCTGATTATGGACGGCTCCAAGCTCGCCGGCAACATCGTCGAGCAGTGGGTGGCGCACGCGCAGGGCAAGCGTACCGTCGTCTTCGCGGTCTCGATCGCCCACTCGCAGCACCTGGTCGAGCGGTTCCGCGCGGCCGGCGTCGCCGCCGAGCACGTCGATGGCGAGATGCACCAGGCCGACCGCGCGTCGATCCTCGCGCGGCTCGCGAGCGGAGAGACGACGGTCGTCTCCAACTGCAACGTGCTCACGGAGGGGTGGGACTGTCCGAGCGTGGAGGTCTGCGTCCTCGCCCGGCCAACCCTGTCGGTGGGGCTCTACCTGCAGATGGTCGGCCGGGTCCTTCGCCCGGCGTCGGGGAAGTACCTAGCCCGCATCCACGACCACTCGGGCTGCATCCTGACGCACGGCGCGCCCGACCTCGACCGCGACTACTCGCTGAACGGCGACCGGCCCATGCCTCCCAAGCTGGGCACGCTGCGGACCTGCCCGGACTGCTTCGCTCTCTACTCGGGCACCGCGTGCCCGAGTTGTCCCCACAGGGACCCCGAGCCGGTCATGCCGCGCGAGCTGCCGCAGGAGATCACCTCGCAGGTCCGCGCGATCCCGCTCGAGGAGATGCGCGGCCAGCTCGAACTGCCGGACTCGGCCAAGAACAGCTACCTGGAGGTGCAGCTCAAGATCGCCAAGGAGAAGGGCTACAAGCCGTCCTGGGCGGCGCACCGCTACCACGCGAAGTTCGGCACCTGGCCGGCCATGAGGCTCGCGTGACCGGCAATTCTGGCTTGAGCGGCGCTACATCGAGCGTGAGCGGCGACTTTGGCGTCGTCGGCAACGACTCCCGCTCAGGCTCCAACTCAGACGCCCACAGCGAGCTCGTGCACGACATCCTGCTTGCCCTCGGCGCGCTCCCCGACGCCAGGATCTGGCGCAACAGCGTCGGAGCCGCGCGGCCGCTCCACAACCCGGCGCGCGTCCTGAGATTCGGCCTCAAAGGCTCGGCGGACATCAGCGGCATCGTCCTGCCGTTCGGCCGCCGACTCGAGATCGAGGCGAAGACCGGCAGCGGGCAGCCGAGCAAGGAACAGCGGTCGTTCCTCGCCATGATCAACCGGATGGGTGGGGTCGCTGGCGTCGCGCGCAGCGTGGCCGATGCCGTGCGGCTGCTCGAGCGGGCCAAGGTGCCGCCCGGCGCAGAGGAGGCCAGGTGCGCCCGATGAGCGATCTAAAGCGCAACTGGTCCGCCGAGCGGCTGATCGAGTTCGCCAAGTCCGAAGGGCTCGCCTCCTCCCGGGCGCGACGGTTCGCCTGCCCGGCCCGCTGCTCGGAGGCAGGCGACTCGGCGTCGGTGTCCGACAACGACGGTGGAGCGGTCTGGAACTGCCACCGCTGCTGTGCTGGCGGCTCTGTCGTCGACCTGATCATGCACGTGCGGCGGCTCGACGTCCCTGGTGCGCTGCGGGAGCTCGAGCAGATCTGCAACGCGAACGTTGTCCCGCTGCGCCCGCCCGGACCGCCACGCGACGCCCCCGATGCCGCAGCACTCTGGCGCGAGCTGTCGACCCGCGATGTCGCCGGAGAGGCCTACCTTGTGTCTCGCGGGCTCGCGGGGGCGCCGGTGCGGTTCAACACCGGCGCCTCGTCCTCCAAGTGGCTCTGCCATCGGGCCCGGGATGGATACAGGCTCGCGCTGCCGCTCTTCGATACCCAAGGAGCGATCGTCTCCCTGCAGTTGCGCTCCGTGGTCGCCGGAGTGCCGGGCAAGGACGCGAAGCGGAGCCTGGCCGGCGTCACATACCCGCGCGACGGTGTCGCGATGGGCGACGTCGGGCGAGCCCGTACCGACCCGCGCGTCTACTTGGCCGAGGGCATCGCCGACACCCTGGCGCTGCAGCTCGCCGGCGTGGCAGTCGTCGGCGCGCCAGGTTGCGACCAACTCAAGCGGCTGGCGGCCTTCCTCGGCAACGCGAAGGGTCGCGAGGTCGTCCTCTGCCCGCAGAATGATCCCGCTCCGGCGCCGGGCAAAAAGGGTAGCCAGTCCCAGACCGCCTTCTCCCGGCTCGCCGGCAAGCTCCGCGCGGCGGGCGCCATCGTGTTGCGGCTCACCACCCCGGCGCCGCACAAGGACCCCGCCGACTGGCGGCTAGAAGTGGGGCCGGAGGCCTTCGCCGCGGCAGTCCTGTCGGGGCCCGCCGAGCTGCCGCGCGAGCCTGGAGCAGATGACGACGACGAGGGGCCCGGCGCCGAGATCCTCCAACTGAACCCGGGCGAGCCCGGCCAGCCAACCGACGACCTCCCCGAGATCAAGATCACGACCAAGGAACACTTGGTGAATGACCAGGCGGTCGAGGCGCTCGCGAGGGACCAGAACGTCTATCAGCGAGCGAACCTCCTCGTGCAGGTCATCCGCTCTCCGGACAAGTCAGATCCGACTGGGCTCAATCGGCCGCCTGCCACGCCGCGGATCAAGGCTCTGGCCATCCCGGTGCTGCGCGAGCGCCTGACTGCGGTGGCGGTCTGGAAGAAGTGGTCGAAAGGCGAGCACGCCTGGATGCCGGCGCACCCGCCGGAGTGGGCTCCGAGCGCCATCCACGCACGCGGCACGTGGCTCTCGGTTCGGCCGATCGCCGGCGTCGTCGAATCTCCCGTCCTCCGCCCGGATGGCAGCGTGCTCGATCGGGCCGGATACGACGCGGCGACCGAGTTGATCTACGAGCCCAACGCCGACTTCCCGGCCGTGCCCGAGCATCCCACCATCGACGCCGCGAAAGCAGCCGTGGAGGAGCTGCTCGAGGTCGTCTGCGACTTCCCATTCGAGAAGCCCGAGCATCGGTCTGCCTGGCTCGCCGTGATGCTGACCCCCTTCGCTCGCCACGCCTTCGCCGGCCCTGCCGTTCTGACGCTCATCGACGCCAACAGCCGCGGCGCCGGCAAGTCGCTCCTCGCCGACATCGTCTCGACGATCTTCTGTGGTCGCCCGATGGCGCGGATGAGCAACACGAACGACGAGCCCGAGATGGCCAAGCGCGTCATGTCCATCGCTCTCGCCGGTGATCCTCTCGTGCTGATCGACAACGTTGAGGGGAAGCTCGGGAACCAAATCCTGAACAACGTCCTCACCTCCGAGGTCGTGCAGGACCGAATGCTGGGCACCAACGAGGTTCCCAAGATCCCGATCTCCACGATCTGGCTCGCCACCGGCAACAACGTCCAGCTCGACGGCGACACCACCCGGCGCACCCTCCATGTCCGCCTGGCGACCGAGCTCGAGCGGCCGGAGGAGCGGAGCGGCTTCCGGCACCCCGACGTGCTCGCCTGGGCACGCGAGAACCGTCCCCGCCTCGTGCGCGCCGCGCTCACCGCCTTGCGCGCGTACTGCGCCGCCGGTCGTCCTGACCAGAATCTCAAGGACTGGGGCTCATTTAGCGGCTGGTCACGCCTCATCCGTCACGCGATCGTCTGGGCCGGTCAGCCCGACCCAGGGTTAACCCGAGAGGAGTTGGCCAGCGCGGCCGACACGGAGTCCGAACTTCTTGACCAGCTGATCGCCGGCTGGAAGCAGCTCGACGTCTTTGGCGATGGTCTGACGGTCCGCGACGCCCTTCGGCGCGTCGAGGGAGCTCCGCACGAACTGAGCGTCCTCAAAGACGCACTTGAGAACCTCTGCGGCGGCAAGACTCCGACGATCAGAGTCGTTGGAAATAGGCTTAAACACTTCAGAGATCGTGTTTTGGGTGGCGAGTTCCTGAGCATGAGAACCAACAGAATGGGGTTCGCGGTGTGGGCCGTTAGGAGTACATCAAGTAAGTGAAACACCCGCAGACTCTGCAGAGTCTGCTGACTCTGTCTACCCCGAGGCTGGGAAGAATCGGACTCGTCAAAAATTATGGCAAAACGCCAATTCTCCCAGGAAGGGTTGCACGAGAATCAGCAAAGTCCGCAGAGTCAGCATGGATAACACCCAAGAAAGATAAGACCAATGTCGCAAGCCAGAACAGCTTTCGAAGCGCTATCGGATGACCGCCTCTCCGGCTCCGAGATCGACTCGATCCGCCTGCTCTTCTCGGAGGCGCGCGGGTTGGTCGGGGTCCGGAGCCCCCATGCTGGGATCGTAGCGGGGAGTATGTTCGAGCCGATCGGGCGAGGGGAGGCGGCCTGGATCAAGACGAGCACGACCGGGGGCTGGACGGAGGATGTGGGGCTCCGTTGCGGGCCGATCTTCGTGGGAGCGCCGTCGCACGAGGGGTCAGGCTACGAGATCGACGACCGGCACCTCGCCGTGGTCCGGCAGCTCGCCTTCGTTGAGCGCATCGTCCGAGAGGCCCATCGACGGACGCCCGGCGCTGTCCAGGTGCTCCAGGCGGTCTACGTGGAGCCTCCTGTGCGGGCGCTCGTGGCGTTCGACGAGCCGGGTGAGCACGGAGCGCGGCTGTCCGGGATCGTGGCTCGAGGAATGGACCGCATGGCGAGCGTGGCGCGTCTCGCCGAGGATCCGGCCGCGGCGTGGCTCGTGCGCCTATCGGCGCGGGTGAGCAGCCGGAAGCGCAAGCAGGCCGACGCGCGGGCCGTGGCGGAGATCTCACGGGAGGCCGGGGCGATCGTGGCTGCCGCCTCTCGGGCCTGGCGCGCGGCGCGAGTGGGGGTGCGACGTGGGTGAGCTGCCGAGGATGATGTCGGTGCGCGGACTGCTGCGGCTGCTGAACCATGGCGTACCGCCAGGCGCCCCCGTGAGGGTGAGCCGCAAGATGCTGCGGCGTATGTTGGTGCGGCAGGGGATCAGGCGTCCAGGGCAGGCGACCGAGACCTTGTGGCTGTGGGAGCTCGAACAGCACTGGCCGGAGGTCGTGGCTGCGCTCCGAGCACGATGGGGCCCGGAGGTATCGCTCGAGCAGTTCGCCAAGGACTAGCGAGACAATGGTCTTGTGTGTGTAGGTAGCATTTTCGCCCCTTCGCGGCCCTTCCGTTCCTTCGCGGCCCTTCCCGCCCCATTTTGCCGCCTATATATATGGGCCTTCGCGCAGATCCCCCAGTCGTCAGGGTGCTCCGCCTGGTCGGCGCTGGCGTGCTCCGCCGCCCCGCGTTGCCCCGGCCGGCGTCCACCCCCGAGGTGGCCGACTCTCCTCCTCGACGTCGCAACCTGCGCGACGAGATCCTCGAACTCTTCCCGCCCGCAGCCGCTCGGCTCGCAAGGGCTGCGTAGAACCGAAGCACACCGACGCGAACTGACGCAGGACCGAAGCGACCATGCGCAAAGCCATCCCGCCAGACGTTGAGCCGGAGGTGATGGCAAAGGCCGGCGAGGGCCTGAGCACCCGCCAAATCGCGGCGTGGCTCACCAGCGAGCGCGGCATCAAGGCGAGTCCCGCCGCAGTCCTCCGCTTGCTGACCCGGATCACTGCGGAGCGCCGCCCGATCGCCGATGCCGTAGCCCGCGAGAAGCTCGCTGGGACGATCGCCCCCGACCTCGACGCCATGGCCGGCCTCGAGGCCCGGTCGGTGGAGATGGAGCAGCGACTCTCCAAGCTGCTCGAGAAGCTCGCCGACGAACCCGAGCTGCAGCTCCGCGCCATCGCCGAGCATCGCAAGGAGCGCATCGAGCAGCGCGAGCTGTACACGCGGCGGCTCGAGATGGCTGGAGCCGGCGGCGATCAAGCGGCCGACCAGGGCGCTCTACAGGCCGAGTTGCTCCGCTCGATCGAGGCCGAGGAGGGCGCAAAGGACTGACCGATGGACCTGCGCTCACGTCTGGCGGCGCTGCCGCCGCACAAGCGGGCGCGGGCCCTCGCGAGGGTACGGCCGGAGGCGCTGCTTGAGTTGAGGCGGCTCACGGAGTCGCTCCTCGACTTCATCCCGCGCGTGTCGCCCCGGCTGCAAGCGCCCCGGCACTTGAAGCCCTTGATCGACCTTCTGCAGGCGGCAGAGACGGAGCCGGTTCGCGCCACCGTCTCGGCTCCGCCGCAGCACGGCAAGTCGCAGGCGTGCATGCACGCCCTGATCTGGATGCTACGGCGGAACCCAGCCAAGAGGCACGGCTACGCCACCTATGAGGCGACCTTCGCAGAGCAACAGAACGAGGAGCTCCAGCGGATCGCCGACCGGGCCGGGCTCAAGTGGACCGGCAACCGGACAAGGTGGCAGACGCCCCAAGGCGGCGGCGTGGTCGCTGCTGGCATCGGGGGTCCCCTCACCGGCAAGCCGATCGACGGCGTTCTGCTCGTAGACGACCCCGTCAAGAACTCCGTCGATGCCAACAGCTCCGTCATGCGGGAGCGGACGGACGAGTGGTTCAAGACGGTCGCCCTGACCCGCGTTCACCCTGGCGCCTCGGTGATCGTGGTCCAGACCCGGTGGCATAGCGACGACCTGTCTGGCCGACTCGCCGGCCGCAACTGGCGGCGCATCAACCTGCCGGCCATCTCTGACGACGGCACTGCGCTCTGGCCCTCCGGTAGGTCGGCGGAGTTTCTCGCCGACGTGCGACGAGACGTCGGCGAGTACATCTTCGCATCCCTCTACCAGGGCGAGCCCCGTCCCCGCGGCGGATCGGTCTTCACCGACGCAACGCTCTGCGAGGACGTCCCGAAGTCCGGCCTCCGGTACTCGATCGGCGTCGACCTCGCCTACACGGCGAAGAGCCAAGCCGACTACTCGGTCGCGATCGTGCTTGGGCGCCCGCCGCCGGCGATCGACGCGCTCGGCCGTCCGCTCGAGGATGCGAAGGCCGGCAAGTTCTACGTCGTAGACGTCATCCGTAAGCAGGTCGCCGCACCGGCCTTCAAGAAGGACCTGCGGACCCTGGCACGGAGGTATCCGGGCGCGACGATGCGCTGGTACGCCGCCGGCACCGAGAAGGGCTCGGCCGACTTCATGCGGCAGGCCGACCTAGAGGGTCCCGGCGTAGCCCTCCAGGTCCTCGCCCCGCGCGGCGACAAGTTCGTGAGGGCCCAGCCACTCGCTGCGGCGTGGAACGCGGGGCGCGTGCTCGTCCCTCGAGGCGCCGCGTGGGCCGAGGTGTTGGTCGGCGAGCTCGCCGAGTTCACCGGCAACCACGACGCACACGATGACCTCATCGACGCCGCAGCAGCCGGATTCGACGTGCTCGCAACGCCCGGGCCTGGCGCCCTGAAGAACTCGATCTCAATCCTCGGGTGATCCCGAACCGGAGCAGCAGATGATCGCCCCGACAAAGATCTTCGCCGCCTCGCTGGCAACCTCTGGCGCGGCCATGATCGCGCAGGGGATGTCATCGACCCCGTCCCAGATCGCATGGGTGCTGGGCGGCCTCGTCGCGATCGGAACCGCCGCCGGCTCCGTCATCGTCTCGTACTTGACGGTGCAGGGCTGGGTGAAGCGGACCGCGGCGGCAGAGGCGCGAGAGGCCATCGACCTCCACTCGAAAGAAGCGGCCGGCCGGACCCGTAACGCTGTCGCCGAGGCGATCCAGCAGGCCGGCGCTCAGCAGGCCTCCGCCCTCCGCGACCACATCCACGAGGAGCGCGGCATCTTCGCCGCGATCCAGACCGAGCAGCAGTACCAGCGCAGCCAGAACGACCACATCATCGCCGTCGTCGAGTACCTCCGCGGCGACTCCAGCCCCTCGATCCCCCGGCTGCCGGCACTGGCCGCCAACCAGAAGCTCGACTCGTCCCCGGGCAAGAAGTAGCCCACCGCAGGAGCCCACAATGTCCGACTCTCTCGTTCGCAACATCGACAGCTTCGACCCCGTGATCCAGGCGCTCGTCGCCCAGCACAACGCCCACCGGAACGACCTCAAGAACCGGGCGTCGCTGGTCCACCTCGACAACAACGCGACGACCGACGCCTCGCCGACCGCGGCGGACCTCCCGACCGTCCTCGTGATGGCGAACGCGCTGAAGGCCGAGTACAACGCCCACATCGCGCTCGCCGACGCGCACATCGCCGCCGACGCCACCAACGTCGTCGCCGCCGCGACCGCCGTCGATCAGGCGACCGCGAACACGCTCCTCACCGCCATCAAGACCGCCTACAACGCCCACTGCGCGCAGGCCGGCGTCCACATCAACAACGACGCGGGCACCGTCGCCACGGCGAACGCGATCGACCTCGCGACCTCCATCGCCCTCGGGAACGCCCTGAAGACCGCCTACAACGCGCACATCGCGAAGGCGGCGAGCAGCACGAAGATCACGCTCGGCGCGATGTAGGACTGCCATGAAGATCTCCGTCCTCGACCAGCGCCACCCGAGCTACGACGCGCAGGAGTGGCTCATCCACCGCGCGCTCTACGCCGGCGGGAAGGCCATGCTGTCCGAGCCGGTGATCTCGCTGCTGCTCCACAGGGGCGCGAGCGAGCCCGGGCGCCAGTACGACGCCCGCAAGAAGCGCGCGCACTACGTCAACCACGCCTCCGGCATCGTCGACTTCTTCGTCGCCGGCTTCCAGACCGCCGAGTGCGAGGTCACGAGCGAGCCCGAGGAGCGCGACGCCTTCTGGTCGGACTTCACCGAGAACTGCGACGTGCAGGGCTCGGACCTCAACCAGTTCATGGCCGGCCGACTCCGCGATGCGATGATCACCTCGCACGGCTGGGTGCTCGTCGAGTTGCCGGAGCGCCCCGGCGAGTCCGAGCCCGCCAGCATGAGGGACGAGGACGACGCCGGCCTCCGCCGCGCCTACCTCGTTCCGCTGCCGGCCGAAGCGGTCGTCGATTGGGAACTGGACGACGACGGCGGCCTCCGCTGGGCGATCGTCCGCTCCGTCTCGGCGTCCCGGGTCGATCCCGAGCAGCCCCGCGGGCTGGAGGTGATCACCTGGACCGCCTACTCCGCCGCCGGATGGAAGCGGTGGTCCTGGCAGCAGACGAAGCCGGGCCAGGAGCCCCGCGGCGACGACGAGGCGCAGCTTGTCGGCGAGGGCCGGCACTCCTTCGGCGCCGTCCCGCTCGTCGATCTGGCGCTGCCGGACGGGCTCTACCTGCTCGGGAAGACCGCGAGTCAGGTGATCGAGATGTTCAACGCCCGCTGCTCGTTCGCCTGGATGTGCTACGTCGCCGCCCACGCGACGGTCGTCCTCAAGACCCTCTCGGACGACCTCGACGGCAAGACGTTCGGCAACGGCTACGGGATCCGCATCGACCCGACCGACGACGTGTTCTACCTGGAACCCAAGGGCACCTTCGCCGACGCGCTCCAGAAGCGGGTCACCGAACTCAAGGACGAACTCTACCGGGTCGTCCACCAGATGGCGCAGGCGCACGACGGCTCGGCGCAAAAGAGCAGCGGCGAGAGCAAGCGCCACGACCGAAGCTCGACCGAGGTCATCCTCTCGGCGTTAGCGCAGTACGAGGCGCGGGCCCGCGAGCAGATCTTGTCGCTCGTCTCCTCCGGGCGCGGGGAGAAGATCGCCTGGGCCGTGAAGCCCGCCGACAACTTCTCGATCGACTCGACCGGCGAGGTGCTCAAAGAGGTGCAGACGGCGGCGGGGCTGAACGTCCCGTCCAAGACCTTCGCCAAGGCGATGTACATGAAGGCCGTCACGGCGCTCCTGCCCGATATGCCGGAGCAGGATCTGAACCAGATCCGGGAGGAGATCGCCGAGGCGATCGACACCGGGGCTCAGCCCGGGCTCGTCGTGTCCGGCGGCCTCCACGCCTCCGGCGGCGGCGTCGCCCAGGACATCGGCGCGGGCGGGGCATCCGGCGGCTCCGACGCCTCCGGCTTCGACGCCGGGCAGCGCGCGAGCGGGATGACCGGCGGGCCGCCGAAGCGCGGCGGAGACAACGCCGGGGCCAGGGTCGCGACGTAGTTCGGACGGGAAAACTCCATGCCAAACCAGAACACGAACGCGGCCCTGGCGGGCGCGACAGGCGGCGCTTCGCTCGTCACCGTCCAGGTCGACGGAGCGGACTTCCAGACCGTCCGAGAGCCCGATGGCTGGATCGGCGTGGTCATCAAGCGCCTCAGTGAGCGGTTTGGTCTGGGCGTGTCGGCGCAGCTTGAGAGGATCAAGACGGCCGCATGGGCGCGTGATGATTTGGGTAATTCAGTCGTGCGGCAGTGCCGCACAACTGGTGCTGACGGCAAGAGCTACCGGATGGCGTGCCTGCCTGCCGAGCTGGTGGCCGTCTGGGCGGAGACGCTTGACGCGAGCGCGATCTCCGACCCCGGCCTGCGCGAGGCGATGGGTCGCCTGCAGCGGATGGGCGCGAAGATCCTGGATGCAGGATTCCGCGGCTCTCCGGTGGCGCTCGTTACGGCCGAGGCCGCAAAGGAAGCCCGCGAGCAGCGCGACATCTTCGCCGAACTGATCGAGAGCAATCAGCAGATCCTCGGCAGGCAAAAGAGGGCGGACGATCTCCGGGACGTGATCGCCGCGAGGCTGCGTCTGATGCCGACGACCGAATACCTCGACGGGGTGCTGGAGCAGAAGGCCGACAAGTCCGACGTGGATGCCGTCGCCGCGCAGTTGCGGGCGGAGATGGACGCGCTGAAGGAGCAACTCCGCCAGCACGACGACGAGGCGAAGCCGCCCGATCCCCCCACGAAGAAGACCACGGACGAGGCGTATGCGGTCGTGGCGCGCTTCTATGGCGGCTGCTGTCCCGTGGACAGGCAGACCGTTCTCATCACGCCGGACGGCAGGCGAACGGGCCGCGGCCACATGGATCACTTCCGATCGAAGTCGATCGGTCGGCCCGATGCGGTCTGGCTCGTCGCTGACTCGACCAACCTCGCGCTCAAGGAGCCCCGCAGCCCGGAGCACCAAGCCGTGTCGGCCGCCTTCGACGAGTACCAGCGCCTCCGCCGCAGGGTGGCCGAGGAGAAGACCGCGGCAGCGCACGCGAAGGCGGCGGCCGCGCAGGCGGCGGAAGACGCAAAGGCGCGCCGCGCCCGGGAGGACGCCGAGTTCGTAGCTCGCCAGCGGGCCGCGGTGGCGTCCACTTCCACGGTCGAGCCGTTCCTCCCACCCGACCAACGGGAGCAGCTCCCCCTCCTGTTCTCGTAGGCGGTCCCCGTGCTCACCGTCGAGGAGCTTCTCGCGCGGCAGTCTGAGGAGATGCAGGGCCTCACGGCCGAGCGCGTCGCCGCGGTGCTGCGGCTCTACCGGGAGACGCGCGCCGATCTGCTCCAGCGGCTGGAGATCCTGGAGGACACCGGGCGCGGCGACCGATTCACGGCGCAGCACTACCGGAACGCGCTGCTCCAGATCGAGGCCGGCATCGAGACGATGGACGGCCGGATGACCGGGCAGCTTGTGGACGGCCTCGGCATCGCGAACCGGATGGCCGGCTCGCACCTCGCCCAGCAGGTCGCGGCGGGGCAGAAGCAGTGGCGCGGCACGGTCCGCCCGCTGCCGACCTCGGTCGCCGTGGCGATGCGCGAGGGCGAGACGCTGCTCCTCCCGCAGTTCAAGTCGAGCGTCGACCGCTACGGCAACGAGTTGATCCGCGGGATGCAGCAACGCATGGCGATCAGCCTCCAGGCGCAGGAGTCGCTGTTCGAGACGCGGAACAGGATCTTCAAGGACTACCTCCAGCCGCTCCGCACCGTGAAGATGGGCCGGGAGATGGTCCCGCCGACGGCGTACTTCGCGGAGCGGATCGTCAGGACCGAGTTAGTTTCGAGCTACAACGTCACCTTCAACGCCCACCTGGATCAGGCGGCGGCGCAGGACCCGAAGCTCCGCCGGCGCTGGTCTTCGGCGCTCTCGGAGCGCCGGACCTGTCCGGTGTGCCGGCAGATGCACGACCAGACCGTCGACACGGGCGAGCCGTTCAAGGTGCCCGGCGGCGGGACGGTGATGACGCCGCCGGTTCATCCGAACTGCGCGTGCGCGTGCGTGGCGTGGAAGGACGTGTGGGATAAGGCGGCCGTGCCGACGCCAGAGTTCCACGATGGGAGGCCTCCGCCCGGCGCTGCGCAGCCGTTCTGGAAGATGGAGCCCGGCGACGCCGTACCGGTCCGCGATGGCGGCGGACTCGCCAGCGCTCCTCCAGAGACGATCAAAGTAGCCAAGCAACTCGCCAACCAGGGCAACGAGGTCTTCCTGAGGCCGGAACCGGGCGGCCGGCGAAGTCACGACGCAGCTGTGAATCCGCCGCGCGGCAACGTCGATCTCAATCGGGTCGAGTTGACCGGCATCGAGAAGCGCGACGCAGATCACCAGACCGTCAAGAACAGGATCGAGGACAAGCACCGGAGGAATCAGGGAGCGGATCAGCTCGTGATCGGTGCGCCAACCAGTGACCTGACGCGCGAGGACGCGATCACCGGCGTCGCGCGTGCGTGGGACAACATCCGGGGCGAGTTCTCCGCCATCAGGATCATGGGCAAGTCCTTCGACTTGACGTTTTGGAAGAAACCTACCAGGATCTAGGCGATGGACACCCACCTCTTCGTCGGCATGAGCGAACGAGTTCGAGAGGCAGCAGAGAGGCTGGCGTCTCTCGGTGGGATGACCGTCGAATCGGCCAACGATCCGCGGTTCCAGGAAGACCTGACCCTCTCCTCGCCGGGCACGACGTGGCGGCTCTACCGCCACACGCTGTCCAGCGAGCCAGGGCTAGACTTCGAGCGATACCAGCTGGCGCTTGCTGGCGACAGCGACAGCGCAACGGCGGAGGCGCGGCGACTCTTCGAACGACTCGCACGACTCGACGTTCCGGTGATGCTCACTGAGAACCTGGAGACGAAGCTGGCCGAGTTCCACCCGAAGCGCTCCGCGGCCTGACCTCTTCCGTCGTGCCCGCCGCCCTCCCCCACCTCTGCGGCTCCTGCTCCAAACCCATCACCCCCGGCTCCCTCCGCTGCAAGCACTGCGGCGCGGCGTTCCGGGGCAAGAAGGCAGAGCCGCAGGTCGAGGTGGCGCCCCGCGTCGAGATGCGCGGCGCCGGCTTCTCTGTGTCGGCGGACCTGATCAGGCAGTTGCTGGACCGCAAGAAGTAGCACCACGGGCGCAAGCCCGAACGCCCACGTCGAGCGTATCGGCGAACGGCCGCGCATCCAGCGCGCGCTGAACCCAGAGGCACAACATGGCCGAAGCAACCACCCCCGCTCCGGGGCAGGGCTCCCCTGCGTCCGGCGCCGAAGGCACGCCCCCGCCCGCACCGCAGTTCGTCACCGCCGAGCAGTTGAACGCGGCGATCGGGTCGCACCTCAAGCGGCTCAAGATCCCGGGCGCCGACGACATCAAGTCGGCCGCGCTCGAAGCCTTCAAGGCCGCCCGCGAGGCCGAGGCAGCCGAGGCGGCAGCGAAGAAGGACCAGCAGTCGGGCAAGGCCGGCAACGAGGCGGCACCCGAGGTCGTCGCCCTCCGCAAGCAGGTCGAGGCGCTGACCAAGAAGCAACTCGACGCCGAGGCGAAGGCGCAGCGCATGGAGCAGGAGAACCAGATCAAGCTCGACAACGAGTTGGTCCTGCGGACCCTGGAGTCGGGCGGCGTCACCGGTCAGCGGGCCCGTGTCGCGCTCAACCACCTCCGCTCCGAGGGATTCATCCGGCGCGGCGACTCCGGCCTGACCTTCGTCACGGGCGACATGGAGTCCGCCCTGGCCGACGGCATCGGCACGTTCCTCAAGACCGACGAGGGGAAGCTCTTTCTCCCCCCGTCCGGCGCGCAGGGCGCGGGCACCCGCACCCCCGGCGTCGCGGCGCAGAAGCCCGGCAACGCCAACCAGCAGGCCATCAACGATTTCCTCTTCGGCAGGAGCGGCTAGACCGCGCGCAGCACAACCACAGCACCCAATGAGCCCACGGCCGAGGCGGGGCGGGTGCCACACAAAGGAGTACGACAGTGGCAAACGATCTCGCAGCGATCAGCGCGGCGCTGACCCAGGAGTTTCAGCCCCGGGTCACCCGCACCGTCAACCGCAAGTCGATGGCCGTGCGGCTGCTCAGCATCCGCAAGGGCTTCGGACAGAACACCATCTGGGCCGTGGAAACGAGCGGCGCAGAGTCGACGGCCGGAGCCGCCGTGGAGGGCGCCGACATCTCGTCCTTCGCGGCCGACGTGAGGATGCCCGCCTCGCTGGCCTGGGGCCAGTACACCGCCGCGGTGAAGCAGAGCGGCATCGCCCTGGCGGCGGCGGCGTCCACGATGAACCCCGACGACCTCCGCAACCTCTTCGGGCGCGACATCGACAACGCGGCGAACGCCCTCGTCTCGCAGTTGAACAAGGACTTCCACACGCAGAACGCGGGAGCGGGCGGCGTCCAGCCGATCGCGTCCTTCGCCTCCGCCGTGGCGGCCACCGGCACCTACGCCGGCATCAACAAGGGCACGACCTCGCTGTGGCAGGGCGTGGTCAACGCCAACGGCGGCACTCCGCGCCCGCTCACCCTCGCGCTGATGCGGGCGGTCCGGCGCCAGCTCTACATCAACGGCGAGCCGCCCGACGTGATCCTGGCGAGCCCGGCGCAGTTCGACGCCTACGGCGCGCTGCTCGACTCCCAGCGCCGCTGGGTGGACAACCTCCGCGTGGACAAGGGGCTCATCAAGCTCGACGCCGGCTATCAGGCGCTGGAGTTCGAGGGCATCCCGGTCCTCCGCGACAAGGACATGGCGGCGGGGTCGATGTACTTCATCAACTCCAAGCACCTGTACTGGAGCTACCTGCCCGACGCGCTCGTCCCCGGCTTCCCGGCCATCGCCGAGAAGGTCGCCGAGGGCAGCATCGACGAGCCGGCATCGCTCCCCTGCGCCGTCGTGGCGCTCGGCCGCACCGGCGACAGCATCAAGGCGTTCCTCAAGGGCTACTACCAGTTGATCTGCGAGCGCCCGAACCTCATGGGCCTGCTCTCCGACCTCTCGTAGTCGCTTCCGTAGTCACCGGCCGGGGCTCGTTCGCGGGCCCCGGCCTCCAACCCCAACAGCACGGAGTCTCAGATGGCACTCGTTCAGGGCGCAGGGCTCGAAACCGAGGTGTGGCACCTCCCCGCCAAGGTCCCCGAGATCGACTGGAACATCGCCAAGCCGACCGGCAAGCAACTCGACGCTCCGCCCCAGGTCACCTTCGAGTTGGACGGCGCGAAGTTCACGGTCAAGATCGGCGACGAGGTGGCGATCCCGGCCTCCCTCGCATACGCCCTGCCGATGCTCGCCCCGCAGTTGGTGAAGGGCGCGGCCCCGAAGACGAAGGCGGCGTAGTCCCGTGGCGTTCACGTCGGACGAACTCGCCAAGCTGCGCTTCGTGCTCGGCTACGCGAGCACCCCGGCGTGGGCGAACACATGGCTCGACTCGACGATGGCGACGGTCGCGGCGGCATCGCCGGCCGACCAGACGCTCGTCCGGGCACAGCTAGCCGAGATCACCCTGATTGAGGCTCAACTCTCCGAGGCCCGCGGGCGGCTGAAGGCCGACGGGCTCGAAGGCATCAAGCTCCGCGGCCGCGAGGAACTCCAAGACCTCCGCCGCGAGGCCAGCCTGTACGCCGGCGCGATCGGGACCGTCCTCAGCGTCGAGAAGGTCGGCGACCCCTACCTGGGCGTCTCCGGCGGCGGCGCGCTGCGCGTGGGGTGAGGCGATGGCGACCCTCGTCGAAGGACTCCTTCCGCTCATCAACGACACCCGGCAACTCGCGGCCGACCTCGGCGCGAGGCCCTACCGGGTCTTCGTGCGCGTCTCGTCCTGGGACGGCGGCTCTCCGTTCGTGGGCAACCAGACCGACGAGGACACCGAGCTACTACCGCGGCCCCGCATCTCGGAGGTCGCCGGCGACGGCTCCGTCTTCGCCCAGAAGGCGCTGTCCGGCGGCCTCGTGCTGACCGGGCGCCTTCGGATCTCGGGCATCAACCCGATGACCGACTACAAGACGCTGGTCCCCGACTGCGGGCCGCACCAGCGGTCGTACTTCGTCGTCGTCGGAGCAGACGGCGGCCAGATCAACGAGCAACTCTACACGCTCGACGAGGGCCCCTTCCGCCACCTCACGAAGTGGTCCGTCGGCGTCATCAAGACGGAGAACTGACCGTGGCGAGCGTCACGATCAAGATCGACGGGCTCGGCCGGCTCATGGAGGGGATCGCCGGCGACATCACCAAGAAGGTCGACCGCGCCCTCTACGACGCAGCGCAGCGAGGCCGGAAGCTACTCATCGAGCGCACGCCGCTCGGCGTCTCCTCGCAGATGCGGCAGGCATGGAGCGCACCCGAGAAGAACGCCCTCGGCTACCTCGTCCACAACGACGCGCCGCACGCGGCGATCGTCGAGTTCGGCTCGCGGCCGCATATGCCGCCGGTCGCCCCGCTGATCCTCTGGGTGATGCGGGTCATCGGCCCGCGGCTCAAGGACGAGATGAAGACCGTCAAGGCGCGCGGCATCAAGCTCACGAAGAAGGGCGGCACCTGGGAGTCGACGGGCAAGGGCGAGCCGGCGACGGCCCGCGGCGCTCTCGAAAAGGCCGCGACCGAGATCGCGTGGCTCATCGCCTGGAAGATCAAGGCCCGCGGCACCCGAGCCCAGAACATCGCCGGCGGCGCCGAGCCGGAGCTCCGACGCATCGTCGAAGAGGAGCTAGCCCGAGCGCTGGCTGGGATGTGACCGATGGCGAACACCAACAACACCGAGCAGGCCGTCGTCGAGGCCCTCGGCGCATGGCTGATGACGGCCGGCAACGCCGCGCCCTACTCGCTCGGGCTCCTCCAGGTCGCCACGCAGTGGTCCGAGCAGACGCTCCGGCGCGCCTATCCCGAGGCCGAGATCGAGCAGGTTTCCTGGGACGCCGAGGAGTACGCACCCTTTCCCGTCGAAGGCGCGACCGGGCTGCTCCCCGGCAAGATCTGCCTCTGCTACGGCCGCTTCTCCTCGAAGCTCCGCCTCGACTTCTGGATCGCCTCCAAGGGGCAGCGCGCCATCATCGAGTCGGCGATGCACCGGGCCCTGCACTCCGACCCGGCCCGCGGCGGGCTCTGGATCAAGACCGACAGCTACTTCGGCGAGCCCGTGAGCTTCACTCTCGTCTCGAAGGAGCGGCTCGACACCGAGGACGACGTGCGGCGCGGCGTCTACCGCCTCGTCTTCACGATCGAGGCGGAGACGGCGCTCCTCTCGGCCGACCTGACCGCGCCCTACGTCATCCTCGACGCCCGCTTCATCGTGGACGACGACCCCGACTCCGCGACGCTCGCGGCAGCGGCCCTCACGCTCAACCCGGCCGCCCCGACCGAAACCATCCCGGTTCCGGGCGAGGCCGTTCCGGCACCGTTCTCGAACCTGCCGTAGCCCCTCCCCTCCCCCGCCCAGCAGGGCACTTCCGCGTGAGCCCTGCCGGGCTCGCGCCAGCGGAGCTTCGTCATGGCGCAGCCGATCTTCACGAACAACCCTTCCGACTTCGCCGCCCTCGACGGCATCTACATCGACGAGACGACCCCGCCCGGGCGCGTCAACGGGATCAACTCCGGCATCGCGCTCGTCATCGGCGAGTTCGAGCGCGGGCCCGAGGACATCAACAACAACCCGCTCGTCGGGAACTGCGGCTCCGGCGCCGACATCATTGCGCAGTTCGGCGGGCGCGGCGCGAACAAGGAGTTCATCGGCTACCTCGGCCTCGTGAACAAGAAGATGACCTCGCTCCGCATCAAGCGGGTCATCCCGGCCTCGGCTGTCCGAGCCTCCCTGACGCTCTCGGCCGCCGTCCGCATCGACGCGAACTCGAAGGGCGCCTGGGGCAACAACGTCGCCGTCACCGTCGCGGCCGGCACGACCACCGGCAAGCTGATCACCGTCACCTACACGCCGGCATCCCCGGGCGTGCAGCCCGACGTGGAGGTCTTCGACAACGTGCCGGCCACCCCCGCATCGCAGGCGGCGCTGAACGCCGGCCTGCGCGGTGCGAGCGGCGCCGGCGTGGGCGCGTCCAAGTACGTCAACTTCGTGTGGCTCGCCGCCTCGGCCATCTCGAACGCCTCCTCGACGGGCCTCGCCTCGGGCGCGAACGGCAGCGTCGCCGCGAGCGACTACACCGCCGCGCTGACCGCCATCGAGACGAGCGATCAGGCCGACGTGATGATCGTCTGCTTCTCGAACCCGCCCGACGCCTTCCGGGCGACGATCAACGCGGCGATGGTTACCCACGCCGTGAACTTCCCCGGCCAGATCTGCATCGTCGCCGGGCAGTCGACCGACAGCGTGGCGGCGGCCGTCACCACGTCGAGCGCGCTCGCGGACCTTCAGAACCTCATCTACTGCTTCAACCACCCGCAGACGGTGCTCGACGACGGGACCACCGTCACGACGGGCCCGGAGACGTGGCTCGCCTCGCTGCGCTCGCAGCAGCTTCCCGAGTTGTCGGCGGCGGACCCGGACACCGTGCCCATGCTGGCCGGCATCTCGGGGCTCACCTTCCCGTCGCTGACCCGGACGAACTACATCACGCTCAAGGCGAACGGGATCGCCGCGATCGACAGCTACGACCCGGACCTCGGCGGCTACAAGTTCAAGTCGTCCTGCTCGACCTACTGGCCGGTCGCCCTGACCAAGGGGACCGACGAGGGCTACATCGAGCGGCGGCACTTCGCCTCGTTCATCGAACTCTCGGTCGCCCGCCGGCTCAAGGCGTTCCAGAACAAGCCGCTGCCGCTGAACCCGGACGGCACGATCGCCGCGGACCACCTCCAGATCGTGGCCGAGATCCAGAGCTTCTACGCCGATATGCAGGCGAGCGGCCGGATCGCTGGCTTCAAGATCGACCCGATCTCCGGCAACACGCAGAACGGCCTGAACGCCGGCATCTTCGTGATCATCCAGAAGATCAAGATGAACCCGCGCGCCGACTCGATCGTGCTGCGCTCGCAGGTCGGCAACTCCGTCTCGGTCGCGTAGTCGCTCCGCTAACCCACGCCCCCACAAGAGGCTCCAATGGCAACGAACAAGCTGCCGGCCCGTGGCCGACACCTCCAGCTTCGCCTCACCCGCGACGGCGAGGGGATCAAGGTCTTCACCTTCACCAACTTCTCCGCCAAGGAGGACGCCGAGGTCACCGCCTCGTCGTTCCTTGGCGAGCCGACGAAGATCAGCAGCCGCGAGCACAACGGCTGGGAGGTCGAGATCGACGGCGAGATGTCGAACTCCGAGTTCCACGACCTGGAGGACGCCGTGATCCGCCGCGACAAGGACCGGCAGACGCCGGCGGTCGTGAACGCGACCGAGGTCATCTACTACCGGGACGGCTCGAACGGCTCCTGGGCCTACACGAACCTCGCGCTCAAGTTCGACCACAGCGCGCAGGGCCGCGAGGGCTTCATCAAGTTCAAGATGTCCGGCCGCTGCGACAAGCGCGTCGCCCTGTAGCAGCGCACCCGGCGCCGGGGCGGCCCGACCGCCGCTCCGGGCGCCACCTCTCCCCACAACCAACCGGGCTCTGGCGGGCCCGCGGAGCACCCATGATCCACAAGCTGAAGCTGCCGGCGTCCGGCAAGGTCGTTCGGTTCAAGGAACTGACGGGCGACGAGGAGTTGCAGGCGTTCCGGCTCGTCGGCGACGCGGAGCAGTCGATGATGGCGAAGGGGATGCGGATCATCCTCGAACTCGTCCGCCTCTCGATCGTGACCATCGACGACGCGCCGGTGACCTACGAGGCCGTCGTCGGCAAGAAGCTGTATGACCTCCTCCCCTCCCGCGACGTGAAGTTCCTCCAGGCCGCCTACCAGCGGAAGTGCGGCGACCCCTCGCAGGAGGAACTCGACAGTTTTTTCAAGATGGAGTTGGTGACGGAGATCTAAGCGACGTCGTCTCGTCGCGGGAGGCCCGCTTCTGGCGCGAGGCCGGCCTCCTTGCGTACTTCGGCCACCAGCCCCTGTCCGAGATCCGCGGCCTCTGCACCCGCGAGCGCGTGATGCTCTGCGCGGCCGTCGTCCGCATCCACAACAAGATCAACGCAGAGCCAGCGAAGGCCGGCGGAGAGGAGTGACCGATGGCTACCACCACCGTCAGCATCCAGTTCGCCACCAACGCCGCCCTCTTCGCCGACCAGATGGCGAAGATCGTCGCCAGCGCCAACGCAGCGGCGAAGCAGACGGAGGCCGCGGGACACGCCGCCAAGAAGGCCGCCGACGAGATGAAGGGCGCCGCTGAGCACGCGAAGGGCCTGGGATCGGCGTTCCAGAACATGGTCGTGATGGCCGCCAGCTTCTTCGCTGTCGAGCGAGTGAAGGAGTGGACGCACTCGCTCATCGAGGCGTCGTCGAAGTTCGAGCAACTCAAGCTGAGTATCGCCGGGTCCATCTCCGGCACCGGCGGCGCGTCGTTCGCCGCGTCGCAGGTCATCGCCGAGAAGCGCATCGAAGAGTTGATGAAGGCGGCCAAGGTCCAGGTCGGCACCAACGAGGACTACTTCAGCGTCGCCAAGCAGCTAATGGCCCCCGGACGCGCAGCCCACGCGACCAGCGAAGAGATCGTGAACCTGACCACCAAGCTCGTCCCGGTGATCCTGACGACGGAGGGCAAGGAGGGCGTGGCGCAGATCGGGCGCCAAGTCTCCGAGGTTCTGACGCGCGGCATCTCGCCCAATCTGGCGCCGGCGATTGGCCGGATTATCCGCGAAGCAGGGATGACCTTCGAGCAGTTCAACAAGATCAAAACGCAGGATCGGATCCCTGCGCTGACGCGGTTGCTCGGCGGATTCTCCGGCATGATCAAGGCCGGAGAAACGTCCTGGGAGGCGGCGTCGTCGACGCTGGAGTCGAATCTCGCGCTGCTCGGCCGCACGGCCGGAGAGTCGGTATTCGAGTTCTGGAAGAGCACCGTCAACGAGCTGAACGAGTCGATGGAGCGCAACAAGGGCACCATCGATTCGATCGCCCTGACCGCCGGCGCGATCGCGAAGGGCGGCTTCTCGCTGATGGTCGACTCGCTCAAGTGGGTCGTCGAGAACGGGGAGGCGATCACAGGCGTGATGTCCGTCATCGCCTCCGCCGGCGCGGCATACGCCGGCTTCTCCGCCCTGTCCGGCATCATCACCCTGGTCGGCGAGTTCGCGGCAGTCCTCGCCGTCGCCGGAGCCCCGATGATCGCCCTCGCCGCGGCCGCTGCCGCTGCCGTGGTCGCGATCGGCCTCATCGTCAAGGAGCTTGCGAAGATGGCCGGCGACGACGCGAGGATCGGGCGCATCGCCGCCGAGCAGAAGGCGAAGGCCGCCAAGTTCACCGAGGGCGCCTACGCCATCGGCGCCAAGGGCCACCTCGGAGCCGGCATCGACCGCTACGAGGTCGCGACCGACGACTTCTTCAAGAAGAACGGCGCCGGCCAGTATGCCGACACGCTCTACAAGGTCGCGAAGGAGGTCGGCTCGCAGAAGGTCGCCGACCAGTACTGGGGCAAGTACCACACCGCCTCGGACCCGGGCCTCATCGCGGAGCGCGCCAAGCTCAAGAAGATGCTCGATAACCCGGCCGAGGCCCGGATGCACCAGAGCAAGGCCGCCGAGGTCAACGTCAAGATCACGATGGACGTGCGCGACGTGCGCGACCCCGACCGACTCGCCTCGATCACGGCGAAGAAGCTCGCCGAGTTCGTGAAGGCGCCGACGCAGGGACGGCGGGCGCTGCCGGTCGGGGGCTTCTGATGTTCCTCGCCGAAGGCCGCCGGGTCGGCCTCTATGAACAGCCCGACAGGCAACTCTCGCTGGAGCAACTCAACGGCGGGACGGAGTGGCTGAAGTTCTCGGCGCTCGAACAGACGATGCCGAAGGAGTTGCCGCTCGCCTCCGAGAGCCGCGTCTCGACGACCTACTACCCCGGCAACGAGAACGCCTCCGTCCAGATCCTGGGCTCCCGCCGCGACCCGATCAGCCTCAAGGGCCGCCTCGACGACCGCTACATCCTCGGCCAGAAGACCGCGCTCTCGATGATGGAGTCGATGCGGAAGCTCGCCTCTGACGGCTTCCCGGTCATGCTCCAGTGGGGCCCGATCACCCTCGACGGCCTCGTGACGAAGGCGAAGTTCGTCGTCCACCTCGCCGAGTTGATCGAGTACGAGGTCGAGTTCCTGCCGACCGGCAAGCAGCCGGCGATGGTCGTCAAGCCTCCGAAGACGGTCGCGTTCTCGCGCACGAACATCCTCGTGGTCACGGAGCAGAGCAACAAGATCGTGGACCTCTGGGGCATCGTCGGAGACGAGTACGACCCCTACGCTCCCCTCGGCCGGCCGAAGTTCACCATTCCCGGCCTCGCTTTCGCTCGCGGCCTGCTCTCCTCGGTGTCCGGGCTCGTCGACATCGCCGGCTCCTACGTCGACGCCGGCCGGGCTGCCATCGCATCCGTCGAGAACCTCGTCAGCGACACGCTGGACGTCGCCGACGAGGCCGTCCACGTCGTCGCCCGCGCGACCGGCGTCGTTGGCGAGCTTCGCTCCTGGGCGGCGGACGTGTCCAACACGCTCCAGAGCATCGACGCCGACGCCTCGGCCATCGTCCACGACGTGCGCGCAACCTTCGCGGCGGAGGGTTGGCGCAACGAGATCGGCACGGCGGCACGGGACACCGTGGCGATGTCCACGAACCTGATCGCGCAGCTATCCCCGGTCGAGTGGACGAACCCGATCCACATCTCCCGGGACGGCGAGACGCTGCCGAACATCGCCCGCATCTACTACGGCACCCCGATCGGCTGGCAGCGCATCGCCGACGCGAACGACCTGGGCGACGACATCCTGCTCCCCGGCACGATCCTGATCATCCCGCAGCGGTGAGGCGCCGATGCCCTTCTACCCTGCCGCCGTCGTCGACCTGATCGTCCGGTGGGAGCGCGGCACCCGCGGCGTGGACACGCTGGGGCTCGACGGCCCGGAGCGGTGGGTGGCGGAGTCGCCGCCCAGCCCCAACGACTCCGTGACGCTGACCGGCCTCCAGCCCCGCAAGCTCGTCATCGAGTCGAACGACATCCGAACCGCCGACACGATCAAGGACTTGGAGCTTTCCGGTCGCGACTTCCCCTTCGACCCGCGGACCGTGCGCTCCATCGAGGTCGCGGCCTTCATGGGGGAGCGGCCGCCGGACAAGATCTACCAGCCGGCCATCGACGACTGCCTCTTCGTCGGCTTCCTCGACCACTCCGACCGGCACTTCAGCGAGAGCAAGGGGGAGATGATCACGTTCCACGGCCGGGACTTCACCGCCCTCTTCCTCGACAAGAAGTACCCAGGCGCCGTCGCGCCGAGGTCCGGCGACCTCGCGACCGTTCTCGACGACATGATCCACGGCTCCGACCCGGCGCACGGCCACGGGCTGCCGGGGGCCGGCGCCGTCTCGGTGAAGATCGAGGACGGCGTGGGCGAACTCCTCCTCGGGCTCGGCGTGAAGACGCCGGTCAAGGGAGCGAACGGCAAGATCGGGTCGGCGAATGGCGCAGCCTCGATGAACGGCAAGTTCCACGGCGGCGCCGCGAAGGGCGCGGCCGTCGGGGCGCACCACACCTACTGGGACGTGATCCAGGAGATGGCCGAGTCGCTGGGCCTCGTCGCCTACATCGACAAGACCGAGTTGGTCATCACGACGCCGCGGAACATCACCGACAGTTCGTCGGCGGTCGCCGCGGCGCCGCACCTGATCTGGGGCGAGAACCTGTCGAGCCTGACCATCAAGAAGAACTACGGCCGCTTCAGGGCCCCGAACGTCCGGGTCGTCTCGTACCGGCCCGGCGGGCGCAAGACCGTGATGGGCTACTTCCCGCCCGAGGGACACATGATCACGGGCGGCAGCCACTCGAAGGGCTCCGCGGCAAACGGGCAGGCGGACAACAGCGCGTCGGGATCGACCGTCAGCGTGAAGCAGTACCTCGTGCCCGGCCTCGCCTCGAACGCGGAGGCGGAGGCGTGCGCCCGCCGGATCTTCGAGGAGTTGACGACGGCGGAGTTGGAGATCGAGTTCGAGACGCGCGAGATGGGCGTCGCGAGCCACGCCGGGATCACCGGCGCCGGCGGCGCGGCGGTCGCGAACCTCGCCCGGATGCGGAACGGCGACACCGTGTACTTCCAGACGGACAGCCTCCGCGGCCTCCTCGACGGCAAGAGCGTGCCGCAGCGGGTCGAGGCGCTGAAGGCGCGCGGCTACCTGCCGAACGTCGCCCAGGCGCTCGCGCAGCACTGGGACGAGATCGCGCCCTACGGCCTCTTCCGGGTCGTCCGGGCGACGCACGAGTTCGACGCAGAGCACGGCTACAAGCTCCACGGGACCTGCGTGAACTACATCGACATCAGCGGGCTCGTCCCGAAGCAGGCGCCGGTCGCGGGCAAGGGGCTGAAGAAGGCGAAGCCGACGGCGGTTCAGCCGGCAGCGGCCGCAGCCGCGCAGCCCGGGTTCGACGGCGGCGCCTCGCTCCCGATCGCCGCGCCGTCGCTGCCGGGCAACAGCCTGCTCCCGTCCGGTTCCTCGTTCTCGACGGCCTCCGGCCTCGGCGGCGCCATCGCCGGCGTCACCAGCGGCCTGCCCGGGATCTGACATGGACTCCAACATCGACATCTCGGCCCTCTGCGGCATCTTCGGCCGCCCGGCCGGCCGCCCCTGGCTGTCCTACGCGCGGGTGCGAAAGACCTACATCGACCCGATGAACGTCGCCCTCTGGGTCGATGCCGTCATCGAGGAGACGGGGCAGCAGATCACCGCCCGGATGGGTTCGCTCTACTCCGGCCCCGGCTCCGGCCTCTACAGCTTCCCGAACGTGGACGCCGAGGTGCTCGTCGCCTTCCCGAGCCAGGGTGTCCCGGGGCCCGGCGGCGAGGTCGAGCCCGACATGACGATCGGCGTCATCCTCGCCGTCATGCAGGAGGACGCAAGCCCTCCCGGCCAGGGCGACGACGCCCCGGCCCAGGACACGCTGCTCCTCTCGCTCGCGAAGGATCACCGGCTCATCGTCCGGCCCGCCGGCGCCCCGAGCAGCACGATCGTCATCGACACGAAGGCGAACACCGTCGAGGTCACGGCCGACTCGGTGACCGTGACCGCCAAGCAGGTCACGATCGGCGACGGCACCGGCAAGGTCACGCTGAACGGCGGCTCGGCGCCCATCGCCCGCATCGGCGACGCCGTGATCGCCGGCGGCTTCGCCGGGACCATCACCGCGCAGGGCGGCACGCCGAACCCGAACCTCCTGGGGTGATCGATGGGACTTCTGAACCTCGGCATCGACCCAGGCAACGCCGCCTGCACCTCGGGCCTGTCGAAGACCCTCTACGAGTCCCTGCTCGCCCAGCCCGACAACGCCATCGCCGGCCCGCAGCTTCGGGCCTTCGCCTACGCCTTCGCGACCGCGCTCGCCCCCTCGCTTCCGCAGGGCGGAGAGGGCACCCTGCCGGCCGCGGCGACCGACGCCATCAACGCCGCCTCGACCGCGGCCGCCGAGGCGCAGTCGGCCGTCGCCCTGGCGAACTATCAGGCGCAGCAGGCCGCCGCCGACGCGGCGCTCGCGAACGCGGCACTCGCCGACATCGCCTCGGACTCGAAGCTCACGCCCGCCGAGAAGGGCGCGGTGCTCCGCGACTACAAGGAACTGGTCGATGGGCACGCGGCCATCGACGCCGAGGCCAACGTCTTCGGCGTCTCGACCGTCGCCTTCGACGCCGCGATCTCCTCGCTCCAGACCTACATGGCCGGCCTCGGCTCGAACCTCGGCGTCAACGACGCGGCGTGGTCCGCGACGACGACCGACATCGACGGCGCGGTCTTCCGGGCCGCCTTCGCGGGCGCCTACGGGGCCCGGGACACGATCGAGAACGCGATCTCGACGGCAGCGAAGGTTCTCGCCAACGCGGCGCAGGGCACGGCAGACGGGGCGGCCAGCGCGGCAGCCGCCGCGGCCTCGAACGCCACGACGGCGCTCGCGAGCCTGTCCGACATCGCGAACGACAACAAGCTCACGCCCGACGAAAAGAGCGCCGTCCTCCGCGACATCCACGACCTCTACGACGCCCAGGCCGGCATCGACGCCCAGGCTGGAACCGTCTCCGTCTCGACCACGGCCTACGACGCGGCGATCACCGCGCTCCTGGCCTACTTCGGCACCCTCGGCCTCGCGATCGGCTCGAACGAGCTTGCGTGGCAGACGACGACGAACAACATCGACGGGGCGGTCTTCCGGGAGAAGTTCACGGCGGCCTACTCCGCCCGCACGGCGCTGCTCAACGCCATCGCGACGGCGATCAAGGGCCGGGCCGACGCAGCCAAGACCGTAGCTGACGGCGCGGCGGCGGCGGCGTCGAGCGCGGCAAGCGCGGCAGCGACGGCGAACGCGGCGCTCGCGGACATCTCCTCGGACGGCAAGCTGACGCCGGCCGAGAAGCGGGCCGTGCTCTCCGACGCCCACGATCTCCTTGACGCCCAGGCCGGAACCGACTCCCAGGCGGACACCTTCGTCGTCTCGCGGACCGCCTACGACACGGCGCTCTCGGCCCTCTCGACCTACCTCGGGACGCTCTCCCTGACCGTCGGGACGAACGATGCCGCGTGGCAGGCGACGACGACGGACATCGACGGGCCGACCTTCCGGCTCAAGTTCGGCAACGCCTACGCGGCCCGCACGACGCTCCTGAACGCCATCGCCGCGAAGGCCAAGAGCCTCGCGGACGGCGCGCAGGGCACGGCCAACACGGCGGTCGCGAACGCGGCGACGGCGCAGGCCGCGGCCTCGGCTGCGGCGACGCAGGCCGCGAACGCCAACGCGGCCCTCGCCGACATCGCGTCGGACGGCAAGCTCACGCCGGGGGCGGAGAAGCAGCAGGCGCTTCTCGACTTCAAGGATCTCTACGGCAACAACTGGATCATCCAGGCGCAGGCCAACACCTACGGTATCGACCACTCGGCGCTCGACGCCGCCGTCACGTCGCTCTACGGCTACTTCCAGAGCAACCTCGGCTTCACCTGGGGCACGACCAACGAGACGACCTGGGTCAACGCGGCCACGATCACGATCACCGGCCAAGCCTTCCGCGACGTGTTCGCGAACGCCTACGCCGCCCGGACCGCGCTACTGAACGCCGTCGCCTCGGCTGCGAAGGGGCTCATTGTGACCGCGCAGAGCACCGCCGACGCCGCGAACGGCCTCGCCTCGAAGAAGACGGCGACGTTCTTCCAGGCGACGGCCCCGGTGAACGGCGCCGGCGGCTACACCCTGCGCGTCGGCGACGTGTGGTTCTCCACCGACACCGTGACCTCCTGCCCGGACTCCAACTGCAAGGGCCACTCGCCGGACGCGAACGGCAACCCGCAGATCGGGTCGCTGCCGCACCGCTCCACCTTCTGGTCGCACCAGTGGACCGGGGCGAACTGGATCGACGCGAAGGGCTCGCAGCTCCTCATCGCGAGCGAGATTTCGGCCGGGGCGATCACCGCCTCGGCGATCAAGGCCGACGCACTGAAGACGAGCAACTACCAGGAGGCCGACGCCGCCTACCTCGCCGCCCACCCCGGGCTCGGCTGGAGCGTCGGTGATCCCGTGGCGGGAGCGAAGCTCGACAAGGCCGGCGCCGCGCTCAAGGTGGCGCCCGGCAACCTCCAGGTCGGCTCCTTCGTCATGTCGAGCATGATCACGCAGTACTTCGTGAGGATGTCGGGCACCGGCAGCGTCGTCGTCACCCTCGGCGGCACGGTGCCCGGCTCCCGCTACGTCGCCGTGGCCTACGTCGTCGGCCAGTACGACGCGACCGTGTTCGACCCGGGCACCGGCGTCTACGTCCCGGCGCTGACCGGGTTCGCCATCGCCCGCGTCTCCAAGACGCCGACCGCGGTGACCGTCGTCGCGACGCGAACCGTGGACTCCGCGTCCTGGGTTGACCTCGAAGTAGACGTGATCCGCTTGCCGTAGCCCGAGGTGACCATGACCGTCTCCGCCGAAGAGCGCATCCTCGGGCGCGACATCTACCTATCGACCGACCTCGCCCCGGACGGCCGCGGCGGCGTCGCGACGGTGGCCGGGCTCGCGAACCTGCGGCAGGCGATCGAGCGGCTCCTGCTCTCCTCGCCCGGCGACATCTACCACCGGCCCGACTACGGGGTCGGCCTGCGCGACTTCCTGAACAAGCCCGTCACCGACATGGTGGGCAAGAAGATTAAGGCGCGGGTCCGCGAGGTGCTCTCGCTGGAGCCGCGCATCGCGCTCGTCCAGAGCGTCTCCGTCGCGGTCACCGGCGACAACGCCCTCGTCGTCAGCGTCGTGGTCGTTGCCGCCGGCACCACGCTCCCCGTCGTCGCGAGGGTCGCCCCATGAGCACCTACACCCCGAGCTTCACCGACCTCTTCAACGCCGGGCAGGCCCGCGTCCAGCAGGCGTCGCTCTCGGCCGCGAACCCGATCACCGACTTCGCCGACGGCTCCGCGTCCGACCTCCTCATCGGCGCGGCGGCCGCGATGGGCGAGTTGGTCATCCACAAGCTCGTCGAGGATCACCGGCGCCTCTTCTTCGACACCGCCGCCGCGATCCCTGACGGCGCGGACCTCGACAAGCTCGCCTACGACCGCCTGCGGATCTCGCGCGACCCGGCGACCTCCGCGAGCGCGACGATCACCCTGACCCGCCCGAACACCTCGGCGGGCTCCGGCGTCGTCCCGTCCGGCACGAGCTTCACCTCGGTGAAGGATCCGACGACCGGCATCTCGGTCACCTTCTCGCTCCAGGCCGACGTGGGCTTCTCCGGCACCGACCTCACGAAGACCGGCCTCGTCGTCGCGACATCCTCCGGCGTCTCGGGCAACGTCGGCGCTGGCAAGATCACCCAGATCCAGGGCTCCCTCTTCGACTCCTCGCTGACCGTCTCGAACGCCCAGGCGGCCGCCGGCGGCAACGACAAGGAGACGAACGACCAACTCCTCGCCCGCTGCCACTCCTGGGGAGCCGCCCAGCGCCGCGGGACGCTCACGGCGATCGAGTACGGGGCGCTGACCATCCCGGCCGTCCGCCGCGCGACCGCCGTCGAGCAGGGCCGACAGGTGATGCTCTACGTCGGCGACGACCAGGGCAACTCGAACACCGCCATGACCGACTCGGTGAAGGCGATCATCGACCAGTGGCGGGCAGGCGGCGTCGCGGTCATCGTCGCCGGCACGGTCATCGACGACATCGCCGTCACGCTCCAGTGCGTGTGGCAGGCCGGGACGAGCACCGCCGCTGCCCGCTCCGCCATCGCGGCCGCCATCGCCGCCGAGGCAAGCTCGAAGAGGTATGGGGCGGGCGATGTGATCTACCGCTCCGTCATCGCCCAGATCGCGCTCGACCTCGGCCGCTCGCTCGGCCTCCTCGATGTCCAGGTGCTCCTCGGCGTGAGCCCGGCGGCGCCGTCAGCGCAAGACCTTCAGCTTGGGCTTGCCCACGTCCCGCGGTCGGACGTGACGCTCATCAACTTCGCGTGAGGTAGACGATGCCGGCCCTCGCAGGAGCATCGGCGATCCAGCTTGCCGCTGGCGCCCTGCCGAACCACGTCTTCGCGCAGGGGACCTCGGTCCTCGGGCTCGCGGGTCGCGCCGAGGTGTCGGCGGTCGGCAACCACGAGTCGGCCTACTACCTCTTCGTCCGCTCGATCTTCCGCCCGTTCCGCGTGGACGGCGGCGCATCCGAGTGGCTCCTCCGGGGCGCGGCCGCTCTCTTCGAGAAGCTCGCGAACCTCTCCGACCAGTACGACTTCCAGGCGTACTTCTCCCAGGCCGAGGGCCGCTGGCTCGACCTGCACGCGCAGGGCTTCGAGTACTCCCGCCGGCCGGACGAGACGGATGCCGAGCTTCGGACGAGGATGTGGTCGCCGCCGGACGTGACGATGGGCGGGCTGAACCAAGCCCTCACCGTCGCCCACCTCAAGACCGGCCTGCGGGCCGCGCTGGTCGAGTTGCCGATCTCCTTCTCCGCCGACTTCCCCGCGGCGACGCACGACTCGACGCTGCTCGCCCAGATGGTCGCGGGTGGCGGGGCCTTTTGCTTCTCGGCGGGCCAGAGCGGCGCCGACGCCTTCTGCAGCCCGGTTCCCCCGGGCGTCATCATCCACGCCGGGCCCGACGCGACGGTCGAGCAACTCACCGCAGGGATCCAGGCGATCGACGGCGCGAAGGCCGGCGGCGTCGCCTCCGACATCTGGCTCGACCCGCGCTTCTAGGAGATCACCGTGACCCAACACCGAGGCGTGAACTGGAGCGGCGTCGAGCAGATCACCGACGTGGACCTGAACGCCGCGCAGGACCGGCTCTTCCAGGAGATCCAGCGCCGGACGATGGCGATCCTGGGGGCCGGGCTCGACCGCGGGCTGGAGCAGGCGCAAGGGTCGGGCGCAGACGGTCTATTCACGGCCGGCGTCCTGTCCGGGCTCATGGTGGGCAGCATCTCGGGCGGCTCCTCGCCCGTCGTCGGCGTCTTCGCTGGCGAGGCGGTCGTGAAAGCGGCCGACGGCACCTTCGGTTCCGACGAGTCGCGCTTCCGGCTCGCCCGCATCTCGCCCGACGAAGGTATGCCGCCCTCGCGCTACCTCACCCTCGGCACCCCCGACGCCACTTGGGGTCGCCTCGACGTGATCACGATCGCGCCGGCCGTCGCGTCGCTCGCGGCCGACACCTTCACCGTCCCCAAGAAGGTGAACGGCGTCGTCCAGTGGACGAGCACCGCCAAGCAGACGCGGGCCTCGGCAACCCTGCGCGTCTACCAGGGCACGCCCAGCTCGTCTCCCGCGCTGCCTGTCTCCGCCCCGAGCCGCCTCTCCTCGTCCGCGGAGGCGTGGCTCGCGGTCGTCTGGGTGCCGGTCGGTGGCGACATCCGGGTCATGGACGCGCGCACCTTCGCGCATCAGTCGCTCGCCTTCGCCCACCTCCACGGTCGCGTGTCCGGCTTCCAGTTCTCCATCGGAGGCAGCCCGACGCAGTTCAAGCTCGGCGAGGGGATCGCCTTCCTCGACGGCCGGATCGTCGCCCACCCGATCCGCACGGGCTTCTCGGACTCCCCGAGCAGCTACGCCTACATCGGATGGAAGGCCGCCCACGACGCGGGCGACTCCTCGACGCCGGGCTGGCGCTACGTCTACCTCTCGTCCGGCTACGGCTCGATGAGCGACGGGGCCGACCGGATCGTCGTCTCGAACATCGCGCCCGACCGAGCGTCGAGCAGGCCCGTCTCGCGGCTTGCCTACACCGCCGCCCAGAACCCGGTCTGCGCGCTCTCGACCTTCCCCGACAGCCCGTCCTGCGTCTACCTCGGCCGGATCCTGGTCGATGGGACGAACATCACCTCGGCGGTCGCCGACCACGACGATCGAGTGGACGCCGAACTGCATCAGGGCATCGTCACCTTCACCGCTGCGAACGCCCACCAGGGCGCCGAGACGCACTCGGGCCCGGAGGCCCACACCGGCGCCGAGACGCACAGCGGGCCGGAGACGCACGCCGGCGCCGAGACGTTCGTGACGCTCGCCGTGAGCGGGGCGGAGACGCACGGCGGGGCGGAGACGCACTCCGGCTCGGAGGCGCACGGCGGCCCCGAGGTCCACAACGGCACCGAGACGCACACCGGCCTGACCAACTTCACCGGCGGGCTCCAGGTGTCCGGCGTCCCGATGATGCCGCCCGACTTCATCTCGGGCGCCGTCGCCAAGGACACGCCCGTCGCGAACCTCGCGGCGGTCTACAAGCCGATCCAACTCTCCAGCGCGATCTCGCGCTCGATCCCGGCCTCGGCCTGCTCTCTGAGCAGCGACGGCCTCTCGATCATGCTGGCGCCCGGGCTCTACGAGGTCGTCGTCATGCTTGCGCGCTGCTACCTCGCGCAGACGAGCGGCGCGGTCACGGTCTACCTGAACCCGGGCGGGTCCGCCCAGACCGCCGGGACGACGATCAAGGACGTGGGCACCGTCGTCAGCGGCGCCTCCGACCGCAACAACACCGCGAACGCCCTCGTGCCGATGAACTGGACCGGCGTCGTCGATCTCCGGCAGGCATCGGGGCAGACCGCCTTCCAACTCACGCTCAAGACCGACGGCGCGACCTGCACCGTCTACATCGGCGACGGGACCTGGATGGTCCGCCGCATCGGCTAGCCCACCCCGACAAGGAGTCCTCCGATGCTGCCTCTCCCCCCGATCGCGGTGGCCCGCCACCCGGCCGTCCGCTTCTCGCCGCGCATCGCCGCCATCGACACCATCGTCATCCACTCCATGCAGGGCACGATGGCCGGCACCGAGGCGACCTTCGCCGCCCCGAACGCCCAGGCGAGCGCCCACTACGGCATCGCCAAGGACGGCACGATCGTCCGCTACCTCGTCGAGCAGCTCGCGGGCTGGCACGCCGGCAACAAGGCCGTGAACATCCGCTCGATCGGGATCGAACTGGAGGCGACCTGCACCGAGCGGGGCGGCCCAGCCGACCGGGCGCAGTTCACGCCGGCGATGATGCTCTCGCTCGCCGCCCTCTGCTCGGACATCTGCCGCCGCCATGGTGTCCCGCGGCTGCGCGGCACCCCGGGCATCACCATGCACCGGGACATCCCCGACCCTGTCCTCCCGGGCCGGATGGGCGGCGCCGGTCACCACTTCGACCCAGGTCCCTCCTTCGAGATCGACGCCCTCGTGGGAGTGGTCGCGAACGACGTTCAGCCGCCGCCCGTCGGCTGACCCGGGCCGCATCACGACCGCCCGCAGGCTGGCCTCGCGCCGGCCCGGGCACCCCTTTCCCCGAAGCCAAGAGGAGCAACCAGATGCCCGACGCCACCGCCCCCGCCCCGACCCCCGCCTTCGACCCCACGGTCGAGGCTCCGAAGACGCCGGCCGCCGTTGTGGTCACGGCCCCGGCAGCCCCGGCCCCGGGAGCCGCGACGAGCGAGTACGCCGTCACGAAGCTCACGATCATCCTCTCGACCGCCGCGACCATCGTCGGCGTCGCGACCGACTTCCTGCAGTCGATGGCGCCGGCCCTCTCCGGCTCGAAGTGGATGGGCCCGCTGCTCTCGGTCCTCGGCATCGCCGGGACCGTTCTCACGGCGATCGGCTACCAGTACACCCGCGCCAGCGTGAAGGCCGCAGCCCACGCCGCCGCCGGCGACGCCGCCTCGGCCGCGAACGCCACGGCCGCCGCCGCGAACCTCGGCCAGAGCTAGGCCGTGCGCCCCCTCGCCCTGCTGCTCTCGCTGGCGCTCATCGCTCCGGCGAGGGCGCACGGCGAGGAGTTGGTCTTCGCCGCCCCCACCTCCTCCCCGCTGACCTACGCGCCGGTCCGCTGGTGCTGGGTCGGCCCCACGTCCACGACCCTGCTCTTCACGCCCGTCGCCGGGTGCATCGGCGCGACCTCGACGCCCGGCTTCTGGTTCTCCGACCAGAAGGTCGTCCGCATCGACGGCCGGATTCGCTACCTCGAAGACAAGGCCGGCAAGGACTGTTTCGATAACACCGTCGCAGCAGAGAAGAGTTTTCTCGCAAGTCCCGCCGCCGTCCTGCTCGGCGTCGGAGCCAGCCTCCTCCTCGGTGGGCTGGCGGGCTTCTACGCAGCCAAGAAGTTGAATCCGTAATCCCCCGCGGCCCGTCCGCAAATCGAAGGAGTATCGCAAATGTCCATGTCCGCGTATTGCGAGAACAAGGTTCTCGACGCCCTCCACCGTGGTCAGGCGCTCGGCGCCCCCACGACCCTCTACATGGCGCTCTTCACGACCCAGCCGACCGGCAACGGGTCGAACGGCGCCGGCGGCGTCGGCACCGGCAACGTCGAGGTCACCGCCTCCAACGGCTACGCCCGCGTGTCGCTCGGCGCCTCCGGCCTCACGATCTTCAAGTCCACGCAGAACGACTCGCTGGCCTCGACCGGTAACACCGGCGTCTCGTCGAACACCAACGTGATCACCTTCCCGACCAGCACGGGCGCGTGGTCCGCGGGCGCGGCGATCGTGGGCTTCGGGCTCTACGACGCCCTCACCGTCGGCAACCTCTGGGAGTTCGGAACCTGCACCCCGAACACCCTGACCGTCGCGGGCACCGGCGTCACGATCAGCTTCGCCGCCGGCACGCTCACCATCACCGCGACCTAAGCCGCAGGAGGCGACCGTGGCTGCGAACACAACGAACGTCACGATCACCCCGGGCTCCGGGGTGTCCATCGAGACAGAGAACGTCCCGCAGCCCGGTTCCCTCTCGGGGGACCGCCAGCGCGTCCAGATCAGCGGGCGCGCTGGCTCCTCCACGACGGAGGCCGCGAACGACGTGGCGACCGTCCTCTCGGCCGACCCGGCATCAACCGAGTACGGCCTCACGACCCGCATCGCGGGCCGCGTCAAGCCGAGCTACTGCAACACCGCCCCGGTCATCACCGGCGTCTCGGTCGGCCTCACGGCCGTCGCCGTTCCGGCTTCCGCTGCCGCGAACCGGCGGCGCATCCGGGTGCGGAACCTCGACATCCTCAACTCGATCTACATCGGCAACGCCGGCGTCACGATCGCGACCGGCTTCCGCGTGGCGGCCGGCGAGACGTTCGACGCCGCCTACGGCCCCGGCATCGCCCTCTACGCGGTCGCGGAGAACTACGCGGCCGCCGTCGCCGTCCTCGAAGACGTGGAGTGACCCATGCGCTACCTCCTGCTGCTCGCGGCTCTCCTCTGCTTCGCCCTTCCGGCTCGCGCCCAGATCATCGTCCCCGACGCCTTCAGCGCGGCGACGACGCTCGGCGCCCTCAACGCCAACGTCATGCTCGCCGTCGCGGGCCGCCAGGGCGCCTCGGTCCAGTTCACGGGTGGCCCGGTCAACGGGACGCTGACGGCCTGGGCCTCGCGCGACGGCGGCTCGTCCTGGGCCTCGGCCCCCTTCATCGACTCGAACGGCTACGTCTACACGTCGCTCACTGGCTCGGCCATCAGCGCCTTCTCCCTCGGCATCCCGCTCCCGGTCGGCACGACGCACGTCAAGGTGCAGATGACGGCCTGGACGAGCGGCTCCTTCACCGCGACCCTACGGGCGACCTTCAACGGCGGGTTCGTCTCGGCGCAGGCCAGCAAGCGCGGCTTCGCGCCGGTCACGACCGCGATCTCCTGCACGACCGGCGCAACCCCGATGCAGGCGGCAACGCCCGTCAACCGGACGAGCCTCTGCGTCCAGAACCAGAGCGGAGTCGTCGTCTACATCGGGTCGGCCGGCGTCTCGACCGCGAACGGGATCCAACTCAACAACGGCGACTCGTTCTGCGACGACGTGGGTCAGACCCCCTACTACTGCCTCGTCGCCAGCGGCTCGGCGACCGTGCGGATCATGGAGAACTAGCGATGCGCCTCCTTCTTGCTCTCGCGCTTCTCGCTGGGCCTGCCTTCGCCGCGCCCAAGATCAACAGCAGCGGGTTCCTGCCGCTGTCCGGTGGGGCGATGACGGGTGCGTTCACCGCGCCAACCATCTTCATCAACCGGAGCGCGACCACGGCCAGCGGCATCAACTGGTACGTGTCCAGCTACACCGGATCGTGGATTGACTACATGGCGCCGGTGGCCGGCGGGCAGGGTCCGGCTGGCACGCTCACGCCGCCGTCCGGCACCTACGTCACTTCCTGGGCTCGCCGCAGCGTCGTCGAGAGTTCCGTCGGCTATGGATGGACCTGGGAAAGCAACGCGCCGACCGGCGCCGCTCCAGCCATCGTGGCAGAGCTATCCAGCAACACGGGCAACCTCCGAACCATCGGTGCCGGCTTGTTTGGTGGGCCTCTGACCACGTCGGGAACATCCACCTACACGGGCGCCGACAGCTACGGATTCACGGTCAACAATAACGGCACATTCAAAGCATACTCCGGCCTCGGCTACACCAGGATGCAGGGCTTCTTTGACGGCGCCAATGCGCGGGGAGACTTTTCGCTCAACGTCAACAGCGTCGGCGGCACGGTCGATAACGCTACCGCGGGCACCGCCCTGGTCAAACTCGGAACCACGGCCGGCACGGGTGGCGTCATCTCCCTGCGCGTAGGCGCAGTCAATACGATCCCATCCGATATGCTGACGGTCGCAACCACCGGCATCACGGCGACCGGCGCGTTCACGGCGGCGAGCACGCTGGTTGCCGACCCCAACTCGGCTGCCGTCACGTTCCCCCTCACGGTCGCCAACGCTGGAGCGACCGGGGTCGCGGACGCCACGGCCATCGCTATTACCGCAGGAGGCACCGTCACGAAGCGGACGATGTTCGTGAAGAACAGCAGCGCGAACTCGGGCGGCGCGAACACGTTCTCGATCGTGAACTTCAGCACCGACTCGCTCGTCCTCGGGACGGCAAACACGGCGCGGCTGACCATCGACGGAAGCGGCAATAGCACGTTCTCCGGCACGCTCGCTGTGTCGGGCGGCATGACCACCCTCAGCGTCGCCGGCAGCACTACCCTCACCGGGCAACTCTTCGCCAATGGCGGGGTCGTGCTCGGCGGCGGCGGAACGTACCAAGCCGGGAGCCTCTACACCGACAGCAACTGGGGGATGTTGATGCGGTCGCATCAGGCTTCGCCCGGGGCGGCCGACTTCGGCTTCTATCGCTCGGACGGCGCCGTTGAGTGGGCGCGGTTCGGCGCGGCCAGCGGCCCGCCGATTCAGTTCGGCGCCGCGTTCGGGGATGCCGTCGCGCAGTTCGGCGCGACTCACCCGGTCATCATCCGTTCCAACTGGGCTGGCCTCGGCTTCAACACCTATTACAACGGCGGTGGCGCAGGCGTGAACTACACCCGCGTCTCCGCGAACTACACAGGGCACGTCTCGCAGGATGTCGGTACAGGCGACATCGTATTCGCGATTGGCCCATCCGGGACGGCCGGGAGCACCTACGGGGGGCCGACCGAACGGATGCGGCTCACGAACGCGGGCAACCTCGCGGTGCCGGCAGGGATTACGGTTACCAGCGGCGGCTTCACGTCGTCTGTGAGCTACAACTTGATCTCCTCTGGTGGCGCAGTGGCCGCCCTCACGCTGCGAGCCACCGGCACAGCCACCAAGGGGACCATCTCGGTTCCGCTGGGCGCAGGGACCACCGTGACGCTCGACTACTCCGGCGCGAACTGCGTGTGCAGCCCCGTCAATTTCTTTACGCCGATCACCTGTACGTCGTCCGGCACCACGTTGACGCTTACGCACAACCTCAACAACGCGGTTACCGCGAACTACGTCTGCCTCTAGCCACAGGAGTCCACGCCGATGCTTGCCCTCGTCATCGCCGCCATTCTCGCCCAGGCCGTCCCCTCCGCGTCCAGCACGCCAGCCGCGCCCGCGCAGGCGCCGCAGAAGCCGGTCCGCCCGCCCTGCATCTCCGTCGAGCCGTCGAAGACCACTTGGAAGGTCGAGGACGGCGAGGTCGTCTGCTCGGCGAAGTGCCTGCCGCGCTGGCAGCCCACCGTCTGGGGCAACGTCGTCGAGGTGAAGGAGGGGATCCAGCCGATCCTCTCCTGCTTCTGCTGCGCGAGGAAGTAGCCGTCGTCCGGTAGCGCACCCCGAGCCAGGAGGGGCGGCCCATGTCTCTGCTCTTCCTGTTCGGCAGCCGTGCGCTCACCGCGACGGCCGCGCTCTCGCTTGCGTGCTCCGGCGCCCCGACGCGGGCGATCTCGGGCGCGTCGAGCGTCCAGCTTGCCTGCAACGCGAACGTCGCCCACGCCGCGGCGGAGACGGGCGCAAGCTCCATCGCTGTCGCAGACGCAGGCGTGCCGAAGTCGGCGTCGGGCCTCACGGCGGCCGTCGCCATCTCGGCGGCGCTGGCGGCAACGCCGCGGGAGTCCGACGCCGACGCCGGGGCGAGCGCCCTCCAGATCGCGCTCGCGGGCCCGGTCCTCGCCGGGACGGCTCTCGCAGGCGCGGACGGCCTCGCTCTGGCCGATGCCGCGGCGATTCGCGAGGCCCACGCGCTCGCGGGCAACGTCGCGCTCCAGCTTGCCGGCGGCATGGCGCTCTCCTCGGCGACGGCGCTCTCGGGCGCGGAGTCCGTCTCGCTCGCGTGCGCCGGGACTCCTCGCTCCTCGCTGGCACTCTCGTCGGCGACGGCGATCCAGCTTGCGACCAACTCCCCGGCCCCGACCGAGGCCGATGCCGTCCGGGCCGCGCTCGGCGAGCAGCTTGCCTGCGCCGCCACGGCCTCGGGCGCCTCCGCGCTCACCGGCGCCTGCCCGATCCAGCTTGCGTGCTCGGCCGTCCCGAAGTCGGCCGAGGCGCTCGCCTCCGCGACCGCGATCCAGCTTGCGACGAACTCGCCGGCGATCTCCGCCTCGGGCGCGCTCGCCTCCGCGACCGCGATCCAGCTCGCGACGAACTCGCCCGCGCCCAAGCAGGCCGACGCCCTGGCGGCCGCCTGCCCGATCTCCATCGCTCTCGCCGCACCCGTGCGGATCGGGGCGAACTGCGCCGCGACCATCTCCTTCGCCGACGCCGGCGCGATCATTGAGTCCGACAGCCTCGCGACCGGCATCAACGAGATCCGGCTCTACGCCAGCGTCATGCCGCTGGGGACAACTCAGTTTGCGGGCGCGGCAGGGATCTCGCTCCTCTGCGCCGCGACGCCGACGGCTGGGCTGGCGCTCGCGGGAGCGGACACGATCGCCCTGGCCGGCGGATCTGTCCCGCGCGAGTCCGACGCCCTCTCCGCCTCCTGCGCCGTCCAACTCTCCGCCGCCTCCTCACTCGCCGCGCAGGGCGCCATCCAGGCCAGCGACGCTCTCGCGCTCGCCGACGCCGCCAAGCCTTCGGTCGGAGCGAACTGCGCCTCGACGCTCTCACTCGCGCTCTCCGCGCCACCGCTCGCCGCCAAGCCGCTCTCCGGCGCAGAGTCCATCTCCATCGGCTGCGCGGGAGCCCCGGGCGGGACCCTCTCGCCCGTCCTGGCCTGCTCGATCGCCATCGCGGCGACGGCCACGCCGACGGCCCGCCTGACTCCGACCGGGGCTGTCGCCGACGCGCTCGGCCTTGCTTCCATCCCAACCTCGGCCGATGCGGTAGCGGGCGCCGGGCCGCTGTCCATCGCCCTCGGGGCCTCCCCGGGCGGAGTGAGCGCCATCTCGTGCGCGGACCCGATCTCCCTGGCCGGCGCGGGCGGCATCTCGGAGGCCGACGCCATCTCTGGCGCCTGCCCGATCTCCCTCGCCCTCGCCTCCGTCCCGAAGGCCAGCGAGTCGCCCGCGGCGTCGGACGCGCTCTCGCTGGCCTGCTCCGCGGCGCCGGCTGCGACCTCCGGCGTGACGGCTGCCTCCGGGCTCCAGATCGCCCTCGCGGCGGCCCCGTCCAGCAGGGAGGCCCCATCGGCGTCCAGCGCCATCGCGCTCGCCGACTCTGCCGCTCCGGCCGTGGCCCTCGCCTACCAGAGCGCCACCGAGGCGATCCAGATCGCGTGCGCCGCGACCGTCTCGTTCTCCGGCGCCGTCATCGCCGCCTGCGCCGACCAACTCGCCCTCGCCGCCACGCCGCGGGCAGCCGAGGCGATCTCCGGCGCGGCGTCCGAGCAGATCGCGCTCTCCGGCAGCCCGGCGATCGGCATGGGCTGCGCCTCGGCCCTCGCGCTTGCCTGCGCCGCAGCGCCCGCGTGTGCCGACGCACCCTCGGCTGCCGATCCGCTGCAGCTTGCCTGCTCGGCCCTCCCCGCGATCGGAGCGTCGGCCGCCTCCTCGCTCTCCCTGGCGCTCTCTGGGGCGCTCTCGCTGGCCGCCCCGCTACAGGGCTCGGACTCCCTCCAGCTTGCCGCCACGGGCACGCCAGCGGCCTCCTTGGGCCTCGCCGGCGCCGTCGCGATCCAGGTGGCCGACGCGGCGGTCCCGACAGAGCTTGGCGGCTCGATCACCGGCGCCGCACCGATGCAGATCGCCTGCGCGGGCACCCCGCGGGCCGCCGATGCCATCGCGGGGGCCTGCGGCGAGCAGCTTGCCCTTGCGGCGACCCTCTCCGCCGCGGAGGCGCTCCAGGCCGCCGGGGCGATCTCCCTCGCCGATGGCGCCACCCCCACGCCCGGCGGAGCCCTGTCCGCGGCCTCGGCGATCTCCATCGCCGACGCGGCGGGCCCGACCGTCTCCGAGGCGCTCTCGGGCGCCGACCTGCTGGCCCTTGCCGGCGCGGGAGTGCCGTCCGCCGCCGGAGGCGTGTCCGGCGCGATCGGACTCGCCCTCGCCGACTCGGCCACGATCAACGGCGGCGGGTCGCTGACGGCTGCGTCGGCCGTCTCGCTCGCCGATGCGTCCGCCCCCAAGGCGGCCGAGGCCCTCTCCGGCGCCGCGACGGAGCAGATCGCAGGCTCCGCCGCGCCCGCCACGGCCGACGCATCGACGGGCGCTTCGGCGATCTCGCTCGCCTGCGGGGCCTCGCCGTCGTCCGGCCTGTTCATCTCCCTGGCCGGCGCCGACGGGCTGTCGATCGCCTGCGCGGCCTCGCCCAAGGAGGCCGACGCCCTCACGGCTGCCTCCGCGCTCGCCATCGCGCCGTCGCTCTCGGTCACGAACCAGAACCTCGCCCTGGCCGGCGCCTCGTCCTTGTCCCTCGCGGACGGCGCGGCGCCATCGCTGGTTCTGCCGATCTCCGGCGCGGCGTCCGTCCAGGTCGCGGACGCGGGAGCCCCGGCGACGACCTGCCGGCCTCTCGGCTGGGCTCCGGCCTCCATCGCCCTCGCCGGAGCCCCTTCCGGGCCGCTCGCGGGCTCCCTGGCGATCGGCCTCGCGGCGACGGCCTACGGGACCGGCCCCGTGTCGATGGGCGGCTTCTCGCTCCTGTCGATCACCGACCTCGCGGCGCCGAGCGGCCCCCTCGCTGGCAACTGCGGCATCGGACTCGACCTCTCCGGCCGGCCCTCGGGCAGCATCGCGGGCGCGGCCTACATTTACACGACCGCCTCGGCGCGACCCTCCGGCCCTCTTTCGGGCTCCTGCGCGATTGGGCTCGCGGACGCGGCGACCCCGACGACCCCGCCGGCGGCGGTCGCCTCGATCGCCCTGGACTGTGCGGCGGTCCCGTCCGCCAGCAACCCGCTCGGCGACATCCGGCTCTCCCTCGTCGGCGACATCCCGGTCGCCATCGGCCTCACGGCCCAGACCACCCCGCTCGGCTCGCTCACCGGCGCCGGGAGCATCGCCCTCTCCGCGGCGGGCGTGCCGTCCGGGCCGCTCTCGGGCGCGTGCCTCATCCAGGTCAACGACCAGGGCTCGCCGTTCGGGTCGTTCGCCGGGGCGGCCTCGCTCTCGCTGGCCGCGTCAGCCGCGCCCTCCGGCCCGCTCGCCGGGACCGGCCCGCTCTCCCTCGCGCTCGGCGCGGCGGTGTCCTCGCAGATCGCGAACGCTCCCGTCCTGTTCGCGGGCGACGTGGCGATCGGCCTCGGCCTCGCCGGCTCCGTCGCGGAGGCCCAGGCGCTCGCGGGCGACTCCGCCGCGTCCATCGGCGACGCGATCGTCCTCGCAGCGCAGTTCTCCCCGGCCCTCCCCTGCCCGCTGTCGCTCGCCGACGCGGCGATCGTGACGGCGCTCCTCGGGCCGCTCGGGGATGTCGCGTTCTCGATCGCGCTCCAGTTCTCGGCGCCATCCACACAGGCCGCGCTGACCGGCTCGCTGGCGATCGGCCTCGCCGACTCGGCCAACGTCTTCTCCGGCACCTCCGCGATCTCGCTCACCGGCTCCGCGGCCATCGCCGCCGTCACGAGCCCCGCCCTCGCCTCCGCGATCTCGCTGGCGGACGGAGCGACTCTCCTGCGCGGGCCCTCCGCCGCCTGCGCGCTGCAACTCGCTCTCGCGGCCTCGCCCCGGAGCGGGCTCCTCGGGGCCTCCTCGGTCGGACTCGCGCTCTCGGCGGCGGGCTCGGTGCTCCTCCAGGCGCAGGGCTCGGACGCGATCGGGCTCGCCTACGCGGCCCAGATCCGGGAGGCCGGCGAGGCAGGCGCGAGCGACCAACTCGCCCTCGGCCTGTCGGCGATCCCGTCGCTCGTCTCCCCGCTCGCCGGGCAGTTGACGAGCAACCTGCTCGACGCGGCGGTCACGGCGCAGGTCGCTGGACTCGCAGGCAATTCTCAGTTGACGGCTGCGCTCTCGGCGGCGGCATCGCTGACCGCTCCGACGCTCGCGGCCGCGGGGATCTCCCTCGCGGCGGCGGGCGCACCGGCCGAGCAGTTCACCCCGGCGGCAGCCTCCGCCGTCTCGGTCGCCCTCGCCGGCGCCCTCTCCCAGCCGGCCGCGCTCGCAGGAGCGGACGGGATCTCGCTCGCCGACGCGGCCGCCGGCACGACGGCGATCGGCCTCTCGGGCTCCTCGGGGATCGCCCTCGCCGACGCGGCGGGCTCCGGCGGCTCTGCCATCTCCCTCGTGGGCAATCTGCCGCTGTCGCTCGGAGAATCCGGCGCCATCGCGGAGGCGGACGCCCTCGCTGGCTCCGTCGCGCTCGCCCTGGCCGGCTCCGGGGGGATCGCCCTCTCGACCGGGATCGCGCTGTCCGGGTCGGACGGGATCTCGATCGGCGCGGCGGGAGTCCCGGCTGCCTCCGGCGCGCTCGCGGGATCGTCGGCGATCAGCCTCCAGGCGGCGGCGTCTCCCGGCGCGGCCCGGGCGCTCGCCGGCTCCCTCGGGCTCTCGCTCGGTGCGGCCGCTGCTCCCGGGTGGGGGCTCGGCTCCGCCGACACCACGGTGGATCTCATCGGGCGGCAACTCGCGGCGATCTCCGTCGCCGGCCGGCGCTCCGGCCCGTTCGACCTCATCGGCCGGCAGCTTGCCGTGCTGACCCTCGTCGGACAGGCCGACCCCGACGTGCTCTTCGACGGCGCGCTGCTCTAGCGGGAGGCCGACATGACGGTCCTCCTTCTCCTCCGCAGCCCGGTGCTCGCGCTGGCTGGCTCGGTCACGCTCTCGCTCTCGGGCGCGGCGATCCCGTCGAGGCCCATCACCTGCCCGGCGCAGGTCGGGCTCGCGGCCGGGGCGACGATCACCAGCCGCTGCGCGCTGTCCGGCGCGTCGGCTGTCGCGCTCGCCGGCGGTGCCGTCGCCGACCGGCCGATCTCGGCAGCGGGCGTCATCGCCCTCGCCTGCGCCGCGGTCCCGAGCGCACCTCTCTCGGGCGCCTCCGGGCTCCGGCTCTCGGGCGCGGCCGCCATCGCTCAACTCTTCGGCGCCACCTCGCCGATCGCGCTCTCGCTCGGCGCTGCGCCGGCAGCCAAGGAGGCGCTGCTCGGCGCGGACGGCCTGCCGATCGGGGCCAGCGCCCAGGCGTCGGCCCAGGCGTCGCCGCTCGCTGGTGCGGCGATCCAACTATTCGGGATCTCCGAACCGTTCGCCTCGGCATCCCCCGGCGCCCCGGTCGGCGTCTCGCTCGCCCTCGCAGGATCGCCGGTCGCGCTCGCGACACCGGCGGCAGGAGAAATGCTCCAGCTCGCCGGTTCGGCTGTTCCGGCGGCGTCCATCCCGGTTGCTGGCACGGCCGGGGCGCTCCTTGTCGCTGCCGCGGCGCCCGCCAGCGCCACGCAGCCGGCCGGCGGGCTGGGGCTACAGGTCGGCGCGCAAGCCGCGACCGCTGTCGCGCTCCCGGCGTCGGGAGCAGCACAACTCGGGCTCGCCGGCAGCGGCGTCGCGGCGGCGGGAGCGGCGGCGGGGGCGGCGGCACCGCTCCGCATCGACCTGGGCGGCGGTCCCGCGGCGGCGGTCTTCGGCGCGGCGACCCTGCGCCTCGACCTCGCGGGGACGCCGGACACTGGGCGCTCCGCGACGGCCGGCCTCGGGCTCTCGCTCGGCGGCGCACCGGCGGTCTTCTGCGGCCCTGGCGGCTTGGCCGCGCTCTCGCTCGCTGGCCTCGCGGCGGCCGACATCGACCGGCCGCTGCCGCTGAACGGAAAAACGGCGCCGAATCTTTCGCTCGTTGGCGTGCAGCAAAAGACCCTTTCCTTCGCGGGCCACGCAGGATCAAGCCCCGCCGCTCTCGTCGGCCGCGCAGGGCCCGTGATCGCGCTCGCCGGGGCCGCCTCTTCGGTCTTCGCGCTCCAGGGCGCGGCAGACCCAGAAACCAACCAGCAGTAGGAGGCCCGGATGGCGACCCAGCAAAACTTCTCCGCGTTCGCGGGGGAGACGGTGACGATCAACGTGAGTTGCAACCGCTCGGACGGCACGACCCCGATCGACCTGACCGGCGGGACCGTCAAGTTCGGCATCAAGAAGCGGGTCGCCGATGTCGCCTTCGTCGTCCAGAAGGTCGCCGTGCAGGGCGGCGCAGCGAACCCCGACGTGACGTTCAGCGACGCCGTCAACGGCCTCGTGACGTTCGTCCTCCGTCCCGCCGACACGACCTCTGCCGGCGCCTTCGCCTACGACGTTGTGGTCGTCGAGGCGAACGGCACCGAGTCGGTCCAGGGCCTCGGCCAGTTCCTCTTCACCGACCACCCGTCGAGGTAGCCCGTGACGACCCCCTACGCGAACACCGCCACCGCGACGGCACAGATCGCGCTCACAGCCGGAACTCCAGCCCTCGTCGGGGCCGGGTCCGCCGGGGCGAGGCTCGCGAGCGCCCTCATCTGGCGCGGCCTCTCGCTCGACACCTCCGCCCAGGTCTTCCTCGGGCCAACCTCCGGCGTCACGGCCGCGAACGGCTGGCCGATGCAGGCCGGGATCATGGAGGAGCGCGCCCGCGGGCCCGCCATCGCCATCTACGCCGTCTCCAACGTCAACACCGTGCTCTTCGTCGAGGAGGAGTCCTAAATGCGCGCCCCCATCGCTCTCGCCGTCCTGCTCCTGTCAGCGTCGGCCGGCGCCGCCACCTTCACGACGCTCACGCCTGACGTGATCGCCTCCGGCACGCTGTCGGCGGCCTGCGCCGACGCCTCGATCAACGCCTGCCCCGCGAACTCGACCGTGCAGGTCGCGATTGCCGGCGCCGGCGGCTGCGGCTTCAACATCCCGACCTCGACGACGCTTGTCGGCACGGTCAAGGCCGACTACTCCTACGACGGGGTGGGGTGGGTCGGGTCCGCGCTCGTCGATTCGCTCGGCAACGGGCTCTCCTCGACCACGACTGCGAGCGGCGCCGCGAAGGCGCTCTCGGTCGCGCTGGCCGGAGGAGCGCGCTACTGCCGGGTCCGGGCATCAGCCGTCACGAGCGGCAGCGCGGCCGCGACGGTGATCGCCACGATCGCGCCCACCATCGGCAACGCGATTCAGGGCTCTGGCTCCGCCGGTACTCCTGCCGCCGGCGTCGTCACGGTCCAGGGGATCTCCGGCGGGCAGCCTCTCGCCGTCACCGGGACGACGGGCGGCGCAACAACCCTCGGCGATGCGCTGGCAAACCCAACCGACGCGATGAAGGCCGGAGCGTATCAACTGGGCTGGAACGGCACCGCCTGGGAGCGCGCGAGCAGCGGCGGGACCAACATCGACACCGAGGCCGTCGTGACCGCGGGGGCCGCGGAAACCGAGGCGCACAACATGGTGTTCAACGGGACAACCTGGGATCGGATGCGCGGCGCATCCTCGACGGGCCTGCTGATCACGCCAGCGACGGCTAGCGCGGCAACGACGGCCGGAACCTGCTCCGCCGTGACGACCTCCAACGCCCTGCTGGCGGCTCGCACGGCCCGGATCGGCGCGCTGGCGACATCGCTCTCGACCAACACGGTCCGCGCTCGCTACTCGTTCAGCGGCACGGCGACCGCGACCCAGATGCCGCTCGAACCCGGTCAGTCTCTGAGCCTCGACGGCACCTACAAGGGAGCCGTCGCCTTCATTTCCGAAACCGGCGCCTCCATCACGATCTGCGTTTCCGATTGGTGACCCATGAGCATCGCACAGTGGATTCCAGGCGCAGCGCAGCCGTTCGACAACCTGCCGTCAGCCGACCGCCTCATCATCGCGATCGACTGCGGTGACGCAGACGGTTCCCTGAAGGTCATGATCGGAGGCGAGACGGTCGCCTTCCAGTGCGCCGGCACCGCGCGCCTCGCGCCTCCGCTGGTCGTCCTCCGCGAGGACGCCATGTCGCTCGCGTTCGAGGCCAGCAGCGGGGCGCCGGCCGACCCGACGTTCACCATTCGCTACCTGGGAGCCTACTGATGCGCCGATCATTCCTCATGGGCGGGCTCGCCGCCCTCGTCTCCGTGGTCTTGGTCGGCGCGGGCATCTCGCAGATGCCGCTCCAGGCCCAGAACGCAGGCACGCCGCTCGGCGCGGCGACGGTTCTTAACTGCTCCGGTAGCTCGACCTGCTCGCTGACGGGCGGCATCCTCACGATCTCCAGCCCGTCTTCGTCTTCGGGCGGCGGCGGCGGCGGGCACACGATTCAGGACGAGGCCGTTTCGCTGACGGCTAGAACCAACCTCAACTTCACCGGGGCGGGCATCTCGTGCGCCGACAACGCGGGATCCACCAGGACCGACTGCACCGTCGCGAGCGCGGGCATCACCCCTGGAGGGTCCGCGTCGAGCGTGCAGTTCAATGCTGGCGGCGGTTCGCTGGGCGGCCTCGTCTACGCAGCCAGCGACGGGGCTGGCTACCTGACGCTGCCCTCGTCTCCCATTCCAGCGCCGCCCACCAACGGGGCCACGTTGTTCGCCAGGACGCGAGCCAATCGGGCGCTGCTCGCGTGGATGGCACCCTCGGGGGTTGACCAGTTCGCACAGCCCGCCATCTGGTCGAACGGCGTCGGCTACACCATCTTCACGGGCGCGTCCGCAGGCAAGTCGGACGCCGGATGGGCTACCACGGCCGTAGGCACGGCTGCCGCTGCCGTTTTCTCCGGCGGCACAATGGCATCGTCTACGAAGCGCGCCCCGTACAGCACGGGCGCGACCAACGGCACGGCAGCCGGCATCTACGTCTCGTCCCCTGCGACTTTCTGGCGAGGCAACGCAGCGGGCCTGGGCGGCTTCTTTTGCCAGTTTCGCTGGATCAACCATGTGCCGCTGTCCACGTCGCAGGCATTTATCGGGCTGTCCACAAACATCGGCGCTCCCTCCGGGACGCAGGCCGTCGTCAATGCGACTTCTTCGCTCTTCGCGGGCTGGTCAAGCGCCTCCACCACCGCCGCCCTCTGTGGGAATGACGCGACCGGAAGCGCGACGTGCGTGGACTGTGGCGCCAACTTCGCGAAAAACTCGCCCACGTCCACGTTCGCGCTGTCCATCTACTCGGCCCCGTCGAGTACGACTGCGAGCCTGGAGTTGAAGCGGCTGGATGTGGACATCGCATCCTGTACCACCACGTTCAGCGCGGTCGGCGCTCTGCCTAGCAACACGTCGTTCCTGGCTCCGCGCATCTACGCTGCGAACGGGTCCGCGGCCAACTTCGGTATCAGCTTCATCATGATGTACTGCGAGAGCGACAACTAGGAGGCACGACAATGCGCCGCGTTCTTCCGCTCCTCCTGCTCTTGATCGCAAACGAGGCGAGAGCCGATCCGGTTCTCGACGGCTCTTGGCTCGACGGCAGCGTGGCCGGCAACGGCACCGTCAACGTGACGACATCGACCATCACGCTCACGACGAGCGGGCCGGATCGGCTCATCGTCGCGATCTGCGGGAATGCGCCGTTCACAGGTGGCGTCCACATTTCGTCTGTTGCTGGCGGCGGGCTCGCTTGGACGAAGCGAGTCAGCGCCAGTAGCGGCGGCGTATGGAACTTCGCCGAGATCTGGACAGCGTCGGCCCCAACGCAACTGACCGCACAGGCGATCACGCTGACCATGACTGCGCCCGACTCTGGGATCATCATGTTTCACGTCGCAGCTCTCACCGGGCACAACATCGCGAACCCGTTCGGCTCGTCCCCTGCGTCGATCTCGCAGAACGCTGCGCCGGCAGTAGCCGCGTCGATCACGATCACCGCCGACGCCGCCGGATCGCTGATCCTGGGAGCCTGGGTCGCGTCGTCGCTGTCGGGCGCGTCCTGGCCTGCGCTGGCAAACACGACGTACATCCGGCAGATCGGGTGGGCATCCGACAACGAGAACGCGGCAGCGGGCTACCTGACCAGCGGTCCCGGTGCCGTGACGTTCGGATCTGCGACCGTGACGACCAACGCAGACCTCGGCGCTGTCGCCCTGGAGATCCTGGCCGCTCCGTCCGGCGCAACAGCCCCCCGCCTTGCGCCAACCCGCCGCTTCGGGTTCCGCGTCGGAGGCCCGTGATGCTCCCCTGGCTTCGGTTCTGGGCGATCTACGCCTGCGTCCCCGGCTGCCTGCCGCAGTAGATCCACTCCCGTCCCGAGGTAGCCGATGGCCTTCCTGCCCCGCCGCAGCGGCATCATCACGGCCGTCATCCTCGACCTCGCGTCGGCGGGTGGCGGCGGGCCCGTCTCCGACACCGGAGCCGGCAGCGTCAGCCTCGCGCTGTCGGCCGCCCCGTCGGTCAAGTACGCACTCACCGGCGCGGACGCGATCTCGGCGGCGGACGCCGGTGCGCCGACGGAGGCTCTCGCGCTCGTCGGCGCCGACGCGGTGTCGCTCGCCCACGCCTCCACCGTGAAGGCATCCGGCGCCCTCGCGTCTGCGGCGGCCATCTCCTGCGCCCTCGCGGCGACGCCGGCGGGCGCCGATGCACTCACCGCGGCCTCGGCGGTCGCTCTCGCCGACGCATCGGCGATCTCCTTCGGGCAGGCCAAGACCGGCGCGGTCGCCATCGCCATCGCCGACGCTGGCACGCCCGTGGCCGGTCTTGCCCTCGCGGGCGCCGACTCGATCTCCTTCGCCCACGCCTCCGCCATCAGCACGGGAGCGAGCGGGGCCCTTGCTGGTAACTCGGCGGTCGCGCTGGCCGGGGCTGCGACTCCAACGAGCGCAGACTCCATCTCCGGCGCGGCCGCCGAGGCGCTGGCCGGAGCGGCGACGCCCTCCCAGGCTCTCGCGCTCACCGGCGCAGAGGCCATCGCCCTAGCAGCGGCAGCGCCGCCCCTCGCGGCCGGAGCCGTCGCCTCCGCGACCACGATCGCGCTCGCCGACGCCGGCGTTCCAGCCCAGGCGCTCGCCGAGCAGGGCGCCGTCACGGCCTCGCTCGCCGACGCCGCCGTGCCGGTCGCGGCGGCTGCACCGACCGCCGCCGACGCACTCCAGGTCGCACTCGCCGCCGCGCCCAGGATCGGCCCCTCGGCCGCCGTCGGGCTCGCTCTCGCCGACGCGGCCGCTCCGACCTCCGCCGACGCGCTCACCGGCGCGTCCTCGATCTCCTCCGCGCTCTCGGGCGGCATCAGCACGGGCGCCTCCGGGTCGCTCTCCGGCGCCTCCGCGATCAGCCTCGCCGAGACGGCGACGCCCACGGCCGCGGGCGCCCTGTCCGGCGCCGAGGGGATCTCCCTCGCCGCGTCCGGCTCCGTCGCCGCCGCCGGTCAACTCTCCGCGGCCGACGCGCTCGCGCTCGCGGGCACAGCGACTCCGGCCGCAGCCGAGGCGGTCGCCGTCGCCGGACCCATCTCGCTCGCCGGCTCGTCCGCCCCGGCAGAGGCCGCCTCCCTCGCCTCGGCGATCAGCGAGCGGCTTGCCCACGCATCCACGCCGGCCGCCGCCGACGCGCTCGTGGGCGCGTCCGGGCTCCAACTCGTCCACGCCTCGGTCCCGTCGCTCACCTCCTCGGGCGCGCTGTCCGGCGCGGGCGCCATCTCCATCGCCGGCTCGGCGCAGCCGGCGGCCGCGGAGTCCATCTCCGGCTCGGACGCGCTCTCCTTGGCGCTCGGAGCCGCTCCGGCCTCCGGGACGTTCCTCCAACTCACCGGCGCGTCGTCGCTCTCCCTGTCCGCCGCCGGCGCTCCCGGCGCAGGGGCGACCTCCGGCTGCCCTGTCTCGATCTCGCTGGCCCTTGCGGCGCCGCCGAAGTCCGCCAGCGCCCTCGCGGGCCCGGCCCCGCTTCGTCTCGACCTGGGCGCAGCGCCGCTCGAAGCGGTCCCGCTCACGGGAGCCTCGGCGCTCCACCTCGGCGACGCGGCGGTCCCCGACCGGCCCATCGCGGCCGCTTCCGGGTTCTCGCTCGGCGATGCAGGCACCCCGCGGGCGCTCTACGGGCTCCTCGCCGGCGACGCCATCTCGCTCTCGCTGGCCGGCACGGTCGGCGCGCAGAATGCTCTCGCGGCCTCGTGCGCCCTGTCGATCGACCTCGGCGCCTTCCTCGAACTCGTCCACGTCCAAAACACGACGGGCGCGGTGGCGCTCGCCCTCGCGGACCGGGCCGCCCCGAGGCGCGACGGCGGGGTCGTCGTCTCGACGGGCGCGAGGAGCATGACGGCCTCGCGCAACCTCTCGGTCGCCGCCGGCGCATCCTTCGCGATCGTGGTCGCCTGCCGGCGTCGCAACGGCCGGACGCCGATCAACCTCGCCGGCGCGACCCTGCGCTTCGGGGTCCGGCGCAAGCTCGACGGCGCGATGCTGCTCCAGAAGTACGGGCCGTCGCAGGACATCCTCGTGCAGGATCAGGCGGCCGGCGTCGTCGGGATCTACGTTCGCGCCGGCGACATCGCGGCGTCGGGAAGCCTCGCCTACGACGTGGTGCTCGTGGAGCCGGACGGGACGGAGAGCGTGCAGGCGTTCGGGACGCTCGTCTCGACGGCGCACGCGACGGCGGCGTGAGAGCTCGAGCGCGCCCTCGGGCGGCTCGCGATCGCCATCTCCTGCATCTCCTGCAAGAACCAGCGTCAGAAACCCGTCAGGCCCGGACTACAACGTCGCAACATGCCGCGATCTTGAGATAACGCCGAAAGACAGCCAATGACGCAACCCGGGGCTCGGGGGTTCGAGTCCCGTACACCCCGCCAGTTTTGGGCCCGTAAGCAGAGATGCTTACGGGCCTTTTTGTTGTCAGGAAACGCTTGCAGGAGATTGCAGGAGATTCGGGGTCGGGCCCAGAGCTAGCACCCTGCCCTCCCGCAGCTCGATCTTGACCGACAGGACGGCGGCGCAGAGCCGGTCCCACTCGGCATCGGTGTACTGCGAGAGCACGTCGCCGGCCCGCCCATGCACGATCCACTTCACCGCCTCGCGGTCCCGGCAGGCATTCTCGGCCAGCGTCGCGAACGTCCTCCGGGAGTCGTGCTGGCGCCGCACGCGCAGCTCCAGCCGCTCGAGGTCCTCGTGGAACTTCTTGAGGCCGTGGTTCACCGAGCGGTTCTTGCCCTTGCGGCTCGGCGCGATCAGGTCGTCCGGCTTCGGGTCCTGGCCGAACATCTCCTTCCAGCCGGTGAGCTTCCATGCCGCTAGCACCTTCGCGAGCGTGGGGTGGACGGGCACCTCCCGTCCCGGGCCAGCCTTCACGCCCTTCTCCTTCTTGGAGCGGACGTTGTAGCTCGCGCTGATCTCGAGGCAGGCGAGCGGCACCCGCGCCTCGATATGACGCCACCGGAGCGCGGCCATCTCGCCGAACCGCGCGCAGCCGAGGAACAGAAGCGCGTAGATGACACGCCGGTCCTGCGGGACGCTCGCATCGCTGATGAGCTGCTCGACCTCGGTCGGGAGGAAGATCGCCGTCTTGCGCCACCGGGGATCGACATCCCGCGGCTTCGGCATGTCCTCGCGGGAGAGGATGAACGGCGACGCGACGATGAGTTCCTCGAACTGGGCCGCGCGGAAGAGCGACCGGCCGGTCGAGTAGATGTTGCGCCGGGTCCGGGGCGCCAGGCCGGCGAGCTCGAGCTCGTCCATCATCTTCCGGACCATCTTCGGCTTCACCTCGACGAGCAGGCTTCCGCCGAAGCGCGGGTAGATGTGGTGCTTCAGGTGGCTCTCGTCGTCCTGCCAGCTCGGGAGCCGCTTGCGCCGCTCGAGCCACTTCTCGCCGAACGATCGGACCGTCACGATCCCGGTCTCGTCGGCGAAGGCCTCTCGCTCCTTCAGCTCCCGTTCGATCTTCCTGGCGATGGACTCGGCGGCCTTCTCCTCGCCGACCTTGCAGGGCGTCACCCGCTGGACCCAGCGGCCGTTCTCCTTGAACTCGACGTACAGCTTCCCGCCCCTCTGCTGGACGCGGGCGCTCCAGTCCTTCGGCACCAGGACCTCCTCGGTCACCGCCCTCCCCCTCCGGGCGCGCGTCCGAGGATGTGCCTCACGCTACGGTCGATGTCCACGGCGTCGGGCTGCTTCTGCCAGCCCATGAAGGCCCGGAAGTCGGCCAGCCGAATCCGCCACTCCCGGGAGCCCTTCGGCTTGGCCGCGGGGAGGTTCCCCCGCTCGATGTGGTCGGCGATCGTGCCAGGCTCGAAGGCCCCGAGCTTCGCGGCCTGCGCCACCGAGAGCCAGGAGTCGGGCGAGGTGGGGTCGTTCGCAGGGGTGACCTCGCGGAGCAGGCGCGGGAGCTCCTCGCGGAGAGCGGCGGCGACGGCGGCCTTGATCTCGTCCTGAAGGGCGCTCACCTGTCACTCCCGCGCTGGTAGTGCGCCGCCCACTGCTCGGCGATCTCCTCGGCCGATGACCGCTTCGCCCGGAGCCGCTCGATCTCCTGCTCCAGCCGGTGGTAGCCGGCGCGGAAGCAGGCGACCCGCTCCTCGGCGTCGAGCGGGCGGTCCTGCGGGTGTGGCTGGTGGCAGACGGCGCAGATCATGGCTTGCCATTCGCTTTCGCCAGCGCGCCCTCTATGATTCTCCGCGCCGTGTCGCTTGGGCCGCCGGGGATGCTGCCAATGGTCGAGATGGCATCCAGCGCGCCACGCAGCGCCTCGTACATCTCTGGCGCGGCGCAGATGAGGCGGACAGTGTCGTCGTCCTCTGGATTCCAGTCCGGCACTGTCACCCAACCGAGCGCCACCCCTGGCTCGACGGAGAGCAGCAAGCGTCGCATGTTGCGCTTCGGATTGATGCCCGGCGCCCACGACAGATGCCAGGGCCTCTTTGTCCGCACGATCATCGCGATACTCCCATGCGCGGGACCAAGTCCGTCGCAGACCCAATCCACGCAGGCGCCTCGCTTCTTATTGGTCCGCTTCTGGTGCCAGCCGAAGTTGTGACTGGGGTGGCGGCACTCGCCGCGGCATCGTTCGTCGTGCTCGGAGTTCCAGCTTCCGCCGCTCATCGTCCGCCCCCTTGCGCGAGCTTCTTCGCCACGAGCAGGAGAACGAGGTAGCCGCAGAGGTCGCGGGCGGTGTCCTCGTCGCTGGCGGCCTCGCCGGTCGTGCGGATGCGCGAGAGCTTGTCGTCGATCCGCACCCGGATCTGCTCCACCGGGTCTGCCCGCGAGAAGATCCGGGCCGGCTCCAGCGCCGAGTTGCCGTACTTGGCGTTCTTCTCCAGGAGGAGGGACTTGATCTCGTCGCAGGTCGCCGAGATGAGGGAGCGCGGGTCAGCCACGGGGGTACACCTCTGCGAGGGCGGCGCGGGCCTGCTGTTTCAGCGCTTCACCGATCACCGGGACTGGGTGCGCATCCAGGTAGGGCAGCAGCGCCTGCAGAGCCACCATCAGCCGGTCGCACTTCTCCTGCATCTCCAGGCTCTCCTTCTCTGCTTCGCGTCGGTCAGCCCATGCGACGTCGAGTTGCTCCCGTTGCAGGTCCAGCAGCGCGAGCAGGTCCTGCGCCTGGGTGTCGGCCCGCGTCAGTCCGGAGTGGCGCAGGTAGCCGGACAACTCGGCCTCGGCGGCATCGGCGCGGGCCTCCGCAGCGCGCAGGGGGTGCGTGGGACAGACCGCGAGGTGTGCTCGGGCCTGGTCCTTCGTCGACAGGGCGCCGCACCACGAGCAGATCGAGTCCACGGCCTTGTCCTGTAGCGCGGCGATAGCGTCAGCCACGGCCCTGTCGGCCTCGTCGCGCTCCTTCTCCGCCTCTTCGGCGCGTGCGCGCTGCCGCTCGACCTCCGCCCGCAGCTCGCCGCGCTGCTCGATGGCCATGTTGAAGTTGGCCTCCGCGATGGACCTGAACGTCGCGTGCGCTGACTTCTGCCGCTCGATCTCGGCGCGAGCCTCGTTCAACTCCTTCGCCATCCCGTTCAACTCCTG